CTACTGATAGATCGCCAGCACGTTGAGCTGCATTGCAGGACCTTCGATCCACATCATTTCTGACTTGGAAGGCGGACCGTCGCGCTCGAGCTTCCGACGTTGGTCCCGAGGCAGCTGCGAGTAGATGGGGAGGCCAGGAAGCGGCTTCCAGCTGCCGGCGGGCCACGTGGTCACCACCTTTCCGACGACGTACGCGTACCCATCAACGTCGATGTCTCCAGGGACTTGGGCCACAAAGCGTGAGTCATCGGCGAGGTCACCGACCAGGATTGAGTTGTCCTTCATAGCTGCGCCGAACTCTTGCATGGCTTCGAAGGACCCGTCGTCAACACCGTCGAACCCCATCGGCTTTCCGGTGAGATTACCGATGGCCTTCATCAGGGGCAGCATCGCGAGTATCCCGCTCGACGCCGACAGCTGGGAGACATCAGACTTATAGACCTCCGCTGGAAACTCGACGATGTGCCCGGTTCGAAGCGATGGCTTCACCGTGGCGTCCGCTTCAAGATCGAACCAACCAAATTGCTCGCTGTCGCCCTCGACAAGTGCCAGCAGCCGTTCGAATCGCGCCGGCCCATCGTCGTCATAGTCCAACGACTCTGCGTCGACGGTGCTCCTTCCGACGCCGAAGTTTGCGAGTTTTGCGTCAATGGCCACCTTTCGCTCGCTGTCCTGGGACGCCGATCGTGAACTCACCCTCCGAAGGCCATCCTCGACTTGGCTGATGTACTGACTCAGCTGCCTCTCGTCCAAGTACAAGAAGTTCCGTAGCATCACTGTCCCCCTGTCGGCTGCTGCACCGGACTTCGGTGCCTCCTCACGCCACACGATACGCGCGCGCTCGGGCTCGCCGCCGAGCGAGAGCGAAACCGCACCTGCGACTCGATCCGAGTGCGCTCCACGTGAGGGGAAGACGCAAGTCGGGCGGTGGTCGCCACTTAAGGTTATTCTGACCATATGTCACCGGATGAGGCGTACCAGGCCCTCGACACCGCCCTGCGGGCTCGGCCGCCCGAGTGCGCCGACATCGACCTGTTCACTGCCGATGACCTCACCCGCGCCGACGTAGAAGTCCTGCGCCCGATCTGCGCCAGCTGCGACCTTCAGCTCCTCTGCCGCCGCTACGCCGAGACCGCGAAGGTCACGGCCGGCTACTGGGCCGGGACGCTCTACGGCGGTAAAGCGCGCACGAAGGCCGCCTGATGCCCGCGCCCCTCTCCCCCACCCGCCGCGCCGCGATCGCCGACGACATCCGAGCAGGAAAAGGCCGCAACGCCATCGCACGCGACCACGGCATCTCCCCCGGCACAGTCACCACCATCGCCCGCCGCGAACACCTCTGGTTCGAACAGTGCACACGCACCGCCGCCGCCAGCGAAGCACGCCGCATCGACTGCGAGGCCATCCGCGTACGCCGAGAGCAGGAGCTACTCGACCAGTACCTCGCCCTCCCCACCACCATCCGCAGTGACGGCCGTGAAACCCGCACCGCACGCCGCCTCAGCTACCAGCTCTACGACCTCCACCGCCACCACAACCGCCGCTGAACCTCCCGAATCGTTCCAGCCCGAGCACCCGCGCCGACACCAGGCCAGCACAGGTGAACCGTAGCGCTGGAGGTGAATCGGTCACACCTACGCGCGCACGGACGGGCGCACGCGCGTACGTCAAGGTTTGGCGCCTCCGCGCGCGTCGAATGCTCACGGTGCGCGCGTCGCGCCCGCGCGCTCGCTCAACGAAATAGGGCACGACCTACTCCGCCAGCGGTGCGTCGGGGGCCTTTGTCCGCCTGGATACGTCGCTTGTGGCCACGTAGCGCAGCGGAGCAACATCGATCAGAGGCGCAACTCGCAGCCAGCTCCACAGGTCCCCAGCAACATCCACGAGCGGCTCCACATTGGGCTCATCCTCGGGTAGATACATCCGCACCCCCGTGGCGATCTGCGCGTGGGTCCGGGGGTGTTCGTCAGGCACGTCGTAGGCGAGATAGAACGTTGTGGCGACCGCAACACTGTTGGGCCACTCCGATCTGGGCAGGCCGCGCAGCGTCTCATCGAACGTCCTGTGCGCCGCCTCCCAAGACACGTCGGAGCGCGCGGCGACGATCATCGACATGACCTGGTGGTCGTCGTAATTCTTGAGCACCTTCGGCCCCATCGATCCGCCCGCACCACCGTTGACGAGGTAGTTGCGACCGCCACCAGTGCGGTCTAGACGCTTCACGCTGGCCCCGTTTTCGATGGCCTCGCGCAACGTCGTGCTGTTCAACGCCGACTTGACTTCGATCACGGCCGCGACCGCCTCCACCGGGAAGAAGTGCGCTCCGCCGACCTGAAACCGGGGATGGTAGTCGCGCCGTACGACGATGAGGTCCTGCTGGCGGCTCTGCCCACCATGGCTGTCGATCACGAACCCGGTCGCCACGTCAAAGCCCGTTGGGACAATCTCAGCGAGGTACTGGCGCAGCACCTCCTCGCGCGCACGGCCGCGTTCACCCTTGTGAGTTACCAACTCGGCTGTACGCATACGAGCGATTGCTTCATGCGCATGCGCCTCGATGATGCGACGAGGAATGGATGACTGCGCCGGTTCGGACTCTGCCATCCGCCGATACTAAGGGCACGAGCCGAAATGCCCCGCGGGGCCACCGTCCCGCCGATAGGGCCCGACATCAAGGCACTCGCGCGTCTCTCATGCTCACCGACGCTTGCTGGCATAGGGCTCTCACGTCACGCGCGATCAGCCGCCACCTGCGGGGCTGCTTGAAGCCGTACCGGTAGCGGATCCGGGTCTGTTGGAGCTTCCTCCCGCGCAGCCGATCCTCGAGGGCCGCCTGCCGTTCACTCACCCACTCCTCGTACGGCAGCCGGCGGGCGTTGAGATCCCGCATCGTGGCCGCCCACGCGCGGGCCTCAGCCTCGTCGGCGCGCAGGGACTCCTCGGCCGCCGCCCACGCGCGCAGCAGCGCCCACTCGGCGACGCACTGCGAGTTCGGCCACCAGTCCCGCGACGCAGCGTCGAGAAGTTCGTCGAGGCTCGCGCCGGCGAGCTGGTGGGTGTAAACCGTCGCGCCCTCGGGGATCTCGGGCTCCTCGAGCGTGAAGCGGCCGTTGACGAGCGGCACGGCTACAGATCCACCCCGAGCCGTCGCGCCTGCGCATCGAGCTTCGCCCGCAGCTTCGCGGTATCGCGATCGAGCTTCGCCCGCACCTCGTCTTCGGTTCGGCCCGCGTATCGCCGGGCTTCGGCGAGAGCACGCTTCTGCGCTGGCCAGGAGCGGCGTGCGTGCATCTCCAGCACCCGTGCCTCCGCCGCGGTGATCGCGCCCTCGTTGTAACACTCGACGACGCCTTGACCGGTGAATGGCAGATCGCGCAGTGCGCCGACGATCTCGAGAAGCTCGGGCAGGGAGCGGACATTCGGCCGCTGGCGATTACCCATCACACGTACCCGTAGTCGCCAGGCCGGGATGCCCCGGCTTCCTCGAGCCGGATGCGCCCCTGCAGCATGATGCCTGCCGCACTGAGCCCACCCGCCAGCTCCCACATCGGCTGAGCGACGTCCTGGAGCTTGTCGAGTCCGTCCTCAAGCTCACGTACGACGCGGAGTACGTCGCCGAGCGCTTCCGAGGTGGACTCATGAGTCCAGGTCGGGTTCTCGAGGTAGTCGCGGCGGATCGTGGCGTCGCCGACTTCGACGGTGGTCACGGTGGGCGGCAGGGTGAGCAGCGCCGCGGGAGACGTTTCCAGGACGCAGGCGATGGCGACGAGGTCCGCGACGGTGAACGCTCTCTGCCCGTTCTCAGCGTTCGACACCGCCTGCCGGCTCCACGGCTTGGACTTGAGCAGCTCGCCGATCTGGCGACCGAGCTCGGGTTGACTCCAGCCTCTTGCTCCGCGGAGTCGCGCCATGTTCTGCCCGACAATTCTTTCGACCTTCACGCCTCCGCCTTACTTATGTCATGCATTTCATTGCCCCCAGCACTCCCTGCGTTGACACGAGATTAGCCGTCCGCTGTCCTGGTTTCAACAGGAAGGAGCGGGACCGTGACTCTCATCGAGGAAGCCCAGCTGCTGAAGACCATGCCCACGCCGGCGGAGGCCCGACGCATCCGCGAAGAGGCCGGAATCGGCGTCGCACGGCTCGCCGCCGAGCTGGGCGTGAACCGCGTCACGATCAACCTCTGGGAGACCGGTCAGCGCCGCCCGCGCGGCGAGGCGCGACTTCGCTATGCCCGCGCACTCGCTGACCTCAAGACAGTGGTGGAGGCGGCCTGACAGATGGGAATCACGCGCACACCAATGCCGTTCGAACGGGACTACGTCCAGGTGCCGAACGCCTGGCTCCGCGACGAACGGCTCTCACGGCGTGCGCGCGGACTTCTCGCCGAACTGATGACCCACCGCGCTGGCTGGCACGTCACCATCGGCAGCCTGCAGAAGTCGGGCCCAGAGGGGCGCGACGCGATCCGCTCAGCGGTGCACGAACTCGCCGAGCACGGGTACCTGATCCGCCGCCAGACGCAAGACGCCGGCGGCCGGTTCCTGGAAGTGGAGTACGAGATCAGCGACCCGACCGCTGTCGGAAAATACGACACCGGTGGATTTCCCGACGACGGTTCACCCGACGGCGGTGAATCCGACACGAAGAAAACCACCTCAGAGAAGACCATCGAGTCAGAAGACTCTCCCTCGCCGGAGGCTCGGGTGATCGATGAGGCATTCGAGCGGGCCTACGGGCGGTGGCCGAAGCGGGTGGAACGCAAGCGGAGCCTGTCCGCGTTCCGCGCAGCCGCGAAGAAGCGTGACGTTCACGCGCTTGAGGCGGACGTGATCCGCTTCGGCGACGCGTACACCGTGACGACCGACAAGCAGTTCACGCCCTCCCTCGCCGTGTGGCTGAAGGGCGAACGGTGGAACGACGACCCACCGACCCGAGCGATGCCGACCGAAGCGGAATGGAACGCGCTTCTCGCTGGCACCGACGACTCTGCCAAGCCGCCGCGAGCCCTCGACCGGGCGCCGCGATGCGAGACCCACGGGCACCGGTTCCTTCCCGACGGAACCTGCAACTTCTGCCCGGCCCACCTGGAAGACGTCCCCTCTCGAGGAGCAGCATGACCCAAGAATCCGACATCGACGACGCCGTCGCCGCTTTCGCTGAACGCCTCGACGGCGCGGTGTTCGTCGACCGTGACCAGCTGAACGCCGACACCGACGCACTTCTCCATGCCTTGCTCAACGCGAAGTCCCGCCGAGACGCGACCATGCCGCTGCTGAAGGCGGCCGCGGATCACCGCGAAGCCCCGCATGTGCTGACCGCGATCGTCGCCGACGCCGTGGCGAAATACGCGCTCTACATCGCCTGCCAGGCGCCGACGTGGTCGCTCTCCGGGCACCTCGACAGGCTCCAGGCGATCGCACTGACATGTCGCGTGATCGACGTGCGGGTGGTGATCGCGGATGTTTGACGTCGGTGCGCTGATCTTCCGGATCCAGGCAGCCGGAACTGCCGTCTTCGCTCGAGAGATGGACGAAGCCGATCGCTCGTTCCAGAAGGTGGGCAAGGCCGCGAAGTCCACGAAGACCGACGTCGACGACGCCGGGAAGGCGTCCGACAAGACGGGCGAGTCATTCCGACGCAACCGGCCAAAGATCCGCGAGTTCGGCACCGAGCTGGCGGGCCTGTCCGACGAAGGCCAGCGCGCCGCGCGGGAGATCGGCGGTTCGCTGGTCCTCGCCGGTGGCGCGCTGATCGCGATGACCGGCCTGGCCGTGAAGGCCGCGGTGGACTGGGAGTCCGCCTGGGCTGGGGTCACGAAGACCGTCGACGGCAACACGCAGCAGATGGGCGAGCTCGAGGGGCAACTGCGATCCCTGACCGGGGTGCTCCCCGCGTCGCATGAGGAGATCGCCGCGGTCGCTGAGGCAGCCGGTCAGCTCGGCGTGCAGCGGGAGAACGTCGCAGCGTTCACGCGCACGATGATCGATCTCGGTGAGACGACGAACCTGTCGGCGACCGAAGCCGCGACGTCGCTCGCCCGGTTCATGAACGTCATGGGCACCGCCCAGTCGGACGTGAGCCGGCTCGGCTCCGCCGTGGTCGAACTGGGCAACAACTACGCCACGACGGAAGCGGAGATCGTCGCCATGGCGACCCGCCTGTCGGGTGCCGGCCGTCAGATCGGCCTCTCAGAGGGCGAAGTGCTCGGCCTCGCGACCTCACTGTCCTCGGTGGGTATCGAAGCGGAGGCCGGCGGCACCGCGGTGTCGAAGGTGATGATCGAGATCTCGGCCGCCGTCGAGAAGGGCGGCGACGACGTCCAGAAGTTTGCATCCGTCGCGGGTGTCTCGGCTGAGGAGTTCGCGGAGAAGTGGCGTAGCGATCCGGGTGCCGCGCTGGCCATGTTCGTGCAGGGTCTCGCGAACGCCGAAGAGCAGGGGCAGTCGACCTTCGCGGTCATCGAAAGCCTCGGCATCGTCGAGCAGCGGATGCGTGACGCGCTGCTGCGCTCCGCGGCCGCGTCGGACCAGTTCACCGACGCCATGCAGCAGGGGAACTCGGCGTTCGAGGAGAACGTCGCCCTGCAGTCGGAGGCGGAGAAGCGGTACGAGACGACTGCGGCGCAGCTGCAGGTCATGTCGAACAACGTCCGCGATGCGGCGATCGACTTCGGGTCAGTGTTCCTCCCCGTCCTCAAAGAGGTGTCGGGGGCGGTCTCCGAGGTCGCCGGGTTTGTCGGTGACCTTCCGGATCCCGTGAAGGAGACGACCGCGGTCCTCGGCCTCGCTGCGGGCGCGGCTGCCGTCTTCGGTGGGGCGCTCTTGCTGGGGATCCCAAAGGTCGTGGAGTTCCGTGCCGCGCAGGCCACTCTCGCCCGGGAGATGCCGAAGACCACCGCCGCAATGCGCGGCGTGACGGGCTTCCTGTTCGGGCCGTGGGGTCTGGCTTTCGCCGCCGGAGTCGCCGCGATCAGCTCATTCGCCGCCGCGCAAGCCGAGTCTCAGGCCCGGACCGACGCGTACGCCGACACCCTCGAAGAGGGCTCGAACCGGATCACGGCGGCCACGCGGGAGATGGTGCAGGAGCAGCTCGCCGCGAAGCGCTCCGCGGATCTCCTCGGCTTCTCCCTCGGTGAGCTTCCTTCGATCTACGACCGCGTCGAGGATCTGCAGCGCCGTGGCGTGGCGGTCAGCACGGAGCTGGTCACGGACGCTGCGCTTGGCCAGGTCGAGGCGATGAGGGAGCTGAAGTCAATCTTCGACGAGGCCCGGTCTTCGTTCACCGGCACGCAAGACGAGTACGAGGAACTGGACAGCTGGATCCGGGTCGTCACCGAGTCGGTCGCCGGGCAGTCGGGGTCGATCGAGGAAGCGATCCGCGTACAGGAGCAGATCGCCGGGGCCACGGACGAGACCACAGCCAGCACGCGCGACTCCGCTGACGCGTTCGACGAGACCACGTCCGTCGTGGAGACCCTGCAGGGCGGGCTCGAAGAGCTGACGGAGACGATCCGCAACTACGGCGAGCAGCAGTTCGACGTCGAGCAGGCCACGCTCGACTTCCAGCAGTCACTCGCCGACCTCGACGAAGCACTCGCGGAGGGCCAGGGCTCGCTGGACGCCACGACGGAAGCGGGGCGCACCACCCGTGGTTCGATGCTCGACGTCGCGCAGGCGACCAACGACTATGCCGCTTCGGTGGCCGCGATGGGCGGGTCCACCGAAGAGGTGCAGGGCATCCTCGACGCCGGCCGCCAGAAGCTCATCGACACCCGCATCTCGCTCGGTGATACGGAAGAGGCCGCGAAAGCGTACGCAGACCAGCTCGTCGCGACGCCGGAAGCCGTGCAGACACAGGTCGAACTGAACGGCGTCGCCGCCGCCGAGGCAGCCCTCGCCGACCTCACCCGCCGCCGCACCGCGATCATCCAGACTCAGTTCGGGCAGGCCATGGGCCTCGGCAACGTCCCCCAGGCTCCCGCCGGAATCCGGCTCGATCAGGCGGACGGCGGGACGATCGAGTTCTACGCGGGCGGCGGCGTGCGAGAGAACCACGTCGCGCAGTTCGCTCGCGCCGGCGACTGGCGAGTCTGGGCAGAACCCGAGACCGGCGGCGAGGCGTACATCCCGCTCACCCCATCGAAGCGGCCACGGTCCACCGCGGTCCTCGCCGACGTCGCCGACCGGTTCGGCTACGACCTCATCCCTCGCGGTGCAGCCCGCTACGCCGACGGCGCGACAACCGCGGCACCCACCTCGGCCGCCGGCGACACCTTCCACATCACCATGCCGGCGCTTCCCGAACCAGACGCCGACCGCGTCGTCCGGGAGTTCGTCGACGAGGTGAAGTGGCTCAAGTCTCGATAACCCCCAACACCACAACAGAAGGACGAACGATGCCCTACAAGCTCACCGCCCCGCACGACACGACCTCCGTGATCGGCACCCCGCACGACCCCGAACATCACTTCCGCGTCATCCTCGGCGTCGGCTACACCGACCGCCAGCACGTCGCCGACTGGGCCGACGCTCACGGCTACACCGTCGAGGAGGTCGACGAGGTGCCCGCCGAGCACCTTGCGCGGGTCGCGCGCCTCGACGCCTGGCCGCAGACGATGATCCGCCTCTCCACCGCGGACGGCGCGGATCCCGACCAGCAATACCGCTTCACTGGCCCCGACGGCCACACCCAGTACGACATCCGCGACGTCGTCAACGGCGTCACCACCTACAACGCCGAAACCGGCGTCATCACCACCGCCTGAGGAGGCACCATGCCCATCTACATGACCAGCGTCCGCATCGACGCTCAGCGCCTCGCCGAAGCGAAGACCGCCGCCGTCAGCCTCGCCAGGACTCTGCAGGACGCACTCTGGAAGGCTTCCACGTTCACGGATAAGAACCTCTCTCCCGAGGGCGTAGCCGCGAAGCGCAGCGAGCTCGCCGCGCACTTCCGTGAAGCGGCCAGCACCGATCTGAGCACCCTGCGCCACAACGTCACCAGCGCACGCGACTACCTCCACAAGGCCGTCGCCGAGAACGTCACCGCACCCATCGATGCCGGCGACGCGATCCGCCTCGAGCAGAAGTGGCGGCAGGCGGAGCGCATGCTCGACGCCGGCATGGACCTGCAGAAGGTGCTCGCGACTGCCGACGAGGCCACGACCCGCGCGATCCTCGAGTTCGGCCCCTCCTGGGCCGCCGCGACCGGCTACCGCCCGCCGACACTCGAAGAGGGCATCGGGGCCGCGTTCTCCGACGCCGACCCGGCTGCGCCGGGTGCCTGGGTCACCCGCGCCGCGCACTCGCGCCTCGCCGACGTCACCGCCGACCCCAACCTCGCCGAGCTGCTCCGCGCGGCCAACGCCGCCGACCAGCAGGTCGCCGTCGCCGCCCCGTACCTCGAAGCCGCGCAGGGCCTCGTGGAAGGCCGCGCCGCCGATCTGCTCGGCGCAGCGATCGCCTCACGAGCAGCCGAAGCCGACGCCGCCCTCGCCGCGGCGTGACACACTCCCGGCTCCGCGCGACCCTGCACAACGCGCGGAGCCGGGCAACAATCACCAGCTCCCCGACGCCTACCCCTCGCGACTTCAGCGGCGTCCGCGCAGCATGTTTCTGAAGCCTTCGGCTCGTGCGATTGCTTGGTGCTTAGTCACCCACTCGTCAGGGTATAGACGATCGATCAGACCTGGCAGCGGCGCTTGTCGGAAAGGGCCGTCGCGAGTGATGCAATACCGTTCGAGGTACACCGTGTCGTCGAAGCCGGCGTCTCGAATGGTCGCGTAGACGCAGCCGTCCTCGTGGTCAAGCGGAGGGGTGCCATAGGAGACCTCGACCTGACCTACCGAGCCGCCATCAGTACCGTTCACGAGGTCCGCTATGAGGATGTCGATCAAGCCTTGAGCCCCAGCCACTGACCATCCCAAGCCCCGGTCCCGCTCATCTTTCGCGTTGCTCGGCTGACTCGCTTTCAGCGCGACGAGACGGTCAATGTGCTCGCTCGTCCATACCTCGACCTTGCGCCCATCTGGAAGCGCCCCAGTCCGAAGCATCGCTATAGCGCGCAGACTGTGGCAAGGAGCGCCGGACAGGGCCGCCTCAAACTTCTCCCAGGTGAACGGCTCGCCGAGTTCATCGGCGACGTCCAGATAGATGTTGACGTCAAGGACGACAACAAAGCGCCCCGCCTGATCGTGGGGCTCGCCGTCAGGCACCCCGCGTCCGCACGCGCGCAGGCGTGAACGTGGCGGCGGCGTATCGGCCGTGGTCCGCGGACTCGTAGCCGAGTTGGCCCCGCCCGAGGACTGGCCGATTCCGTTCGATGGTTGCAGGCGTCGTCATCCCGGTCGCGCACGCAAGATAGTCGGTCCAGGCGGCGCCGAGCTGATCGTTCGGGATCACGATGTCGCGCGTGTTTCGGACGTAGTACCTCTCCCACGGACCCTCGTCGTGGCTCAGCTTCCAAAGCTGAGAAGCAGTGAGACCGCCAGCGACGTCCCAAACCTCATCGATCATCATGTGGACGTCGGACGAGACCGGATCGCTTGAATGGCGGGTCGGCACAACTCGATCAATCGAATGCTTACCGAAGACCTTGTAGGCACCGTAGAGAGGCTTAATCGCGGGACCGTTGTCCCAAGCCTGCACATCCTCCCGAAACGCTGCCGCACCGGTGGAGTACATGGAGAGGCTCTGCACAAGTGTGACGAGCTTCTGCAGCTTGAGGTTCGAGACCGGATTACCCGAGCGCTGCGCAAGCTCGACAAACCTAACGGCGATTGCCGTGGCTGACGTCGCAAACATCTCTCATCCCCAACATGATGCGCGAAAGCGGATCCCAAACATTCCGCTGGCAAGAGCCTACAGGGACAAACTTAGGATTTGGTGCATCACGCGCCTGCCGCAGCGCGGCCTGCCACCTGTGCGGAGCGGCACGCATCTCTACCCTAAGCAATCTCCGCGAGCAGGTGCCGTACGGATCGGCGCAGGCCCTCGACGACGAGACGTCCAGCGAGATGCTTCTGCACGACGGGGCGCTTGTCTCGCGAGCCAGAGGCCGGCGTCATATGCATCGCGAGCTCTTCCCAAATCAGCCAGTAGTAGTTCACGCCGGTGTACAGGTCCGCGGACGTCACGGTGTGCTCCGATGTCACCAAGACCTCGACCTCGTGCCCTTCGACGAGAACGTCGTGCTCCATCCGACCACGAACGTACACGACGGCCTGCAAAGTGCAGCCCTCCACCGAGGCGCCTGCGCGCTCCCAGTAGCCTGGCCGATCGCGGAGCCCGTTGTGGGCGCGGTAGATCGCTTGCAGGGCGGCGTCGATCGCGCGCCTGGCTTCAACCGGATCGCCGGCGTTCTCGATGAGGCGATCGATCGCCGCCTCAGCGTCCTCGATGCGCGAGCGGACTGCAGCATTGACCTCCACGCTTCGATCGGTCATGAGGCTCAGCATATGCGCGGCGTGCACCGGCGACGACGAAGCGCCTCACCGCCGGAAGTGCCCGGTGCCGCCCGCTCACGCCGGTATACGGCACCGCCCACCTCAGGCGTCCATGGCGCGAAGGTGCTCCTCCACCTCGATCGTTCGGCGCAGCGTCCGCGGTTCGAACGCGGCTGCGGTGAGCAGCGCGCCGGCGAGCATCCGCGCCTCGTCCGCCGACATCTGCACGACGTCCGTATTTGTGCGCAGGTGAACCGGTGTCTCGGGCGTCGCTGCCCCCATGGCCGCCACCTGCAGCGGCGCGGCCCGGCCGACAACTGGAATCGACGCGGTCATGCCGTCTGCCCGATCCGCTCGATGCGGTGCCAGAAGGTGCTGACGGGCCCACTCAGGCCGCACTCGTAGCAGCGGAGCGGGAGCCCGGCCGCCTCGCGGTCCAGTACCCGAGCGACGCGGCCGGCGCATACCAGCCGCTGCTTCCCTTCCGGCACGCAGGATGGGCATCCGACGGTCACGCGGTAGACCGCGGGCCCGCCGTCGTGCCCGCTGCGTCCCGCGCCGTGCTCCTCACCGGAGCACCGCGGGGCCTGGCGGAGGGCGTGCAGGATTGCCGCAGCGAGCCACTCCAGCGCGCTCGGCTGCGCGGTGCCCGGTCGAGTGTCCACGGTGTGTGCGATAGTGCTCATGATCGAGTTCCTTCCTCAGCAGGTGGGTTCTGGGTTCTCGCCCTCGCTCCCGGTGGCCGCCGGGGCGAGGGCTTCGTCGTGCACGAGAGCCGCTCGTGCCGCGGTGCGGGTTTCAAACCCGCCGAAAGTGATGTCGCACAGGCGCCGCTGTCCGTCGACGTCGACCTCGCAGCGGGCCGCGTAGCCGCCCTGCCGCTCGACTATGACGACGTGGTGGCCATTCACGCGAGGGTCCACACTGTCGCGCGGTTCCCGAGTCGCGAGAAGCCGATCGCGTGAGAGTCGCGCACGAGCCCGTCGCGTACGAGGCTCGCTCGCGCTGTGCGGATCCGCTGCGGCGTGACGACGGGCACGAGCGGGTGAGAGCCGGCGCGCTGCGAGTACTGGTCGATGATCTCCTCGTCGGTGAGGACGCCGCATTCGCTCAGGATCGTGATGATCACGGCGCGCACACGGTCACGCGTCGCGCGGGATGCGACAGCGTCGGCGTGGGCCGACGTGCCGTTGTCGAGCACCATCGGTCGCGCTCGAGTGCTCACGACGCCTCCTCGATGATGCTCAGCTGCTTGAGGACGGCGCGCACCGGCACCACCAGCTTTCGCCCCATCCGGAGGGTGGGAATCTCACCTCGCTGGGCCGCTCGGTACGCGGCAGCTTCGCCGAGACCGTAAAACACGCGTCCGGCGGTGACGACGTCGGTGGTGGGTCGCTTGGACAGCTCTTCGAACGTCAGCGTTGAGACATGTCGAGTCATCTTCCTATTCCTTTGATCGCGTTCCTTTGCGGTACACGATCAGTTTTAACCCGGATCCCCTTGCCCGTCAACCCGTTTTCTGCGATTGTGTTCCGTATAGGAACGAAGGGAGCGTGCAGGTGGCACGTCCGAATAAGGGCCGCACCCTCGAGGTGGAGTCGATTCTGGCCGCCCGGATCAGGCGAGAACGCGTTGAGCGCGACCTCACCTACGAGGCGCTGTCGAAGCAGATGGAAGCGGTCGGCTGCGCTATTCAGCCGAGCGCCATCCAGAAGATCGAGAAGAGCGGTCGGAGGATCGTCGTCGACGAGGCCCTCGCGTTCTCTCTCGTGTTCGACATCCCGATCGCAGAGCTGATCACGCCGGCGTCGGTTCAGCAGGAACTCCAGATGAAGCGCGACCTCCTCGAGGGCCCGAACAAGCGCTTCGCGATGACACGGGCGCAAGGCGAGTACGGAGCCCTCGTGGAGCGCGCGGCGGCCTACCTGATCGTGCACGGGCTCGACCATCCGCTCTGGGTGGCGTTCGAAGACGTCGCCGCGGAGAACCTTCGAGTGAACGGCGACCGCGACTCGTTGACCTGGGCGTTCCGACAAGACGTCGTCGCGTTCCACGAGCAGCTCCAGCGCGAGGCAGCCGGCGATGGCTGACATCACCCGCCGGTGCGGATGCCGCGACGAGAACGGCAAGCAGTACGGCGCACGCTGCCCCAAGCTCAAGAGCAGCCGTCACGGCACCTGGAGCTATCGCCTGAGCGCCGGCTTCGACCCGAAGACCGGTCGCCGCCGCTACGTCACCAAAGGCGGGTTCTCCAGCTACGAGGAGGCGAAGTCCGAGAAGCTCGCCGCCGAGGCGAAGCTCCACAGCGGCAGCTACCGCTTCGAAAAGCAGCCCCTCCGCGACTACCTCACGAAGTGGCTCGACAAGCTCGAGCGGAACGGCGACCTCAAGCCGTCGACCGCACTCGGCTACCGCCGATACGTCGCCGACATCAATGACGCGATCGGGCACGTGCAGCTCAACGTGCTGCGGAAGAACCACGTCGCTGACTTCATCGACCAGATGGTCGACGAAGGCCGCGGCGCGACCGCGATCCGACGCGCGCACGCAACGTTACGGAGCGCGCTGAATGACGCGCTCGAGCGCGACCTCATCGACTACAACCCCGCCTCGCGGGTGAAGCTCCCGAGGATCGAGAAGCAGAGCGTGCGCCCATGGGAACCGGAGGAGGCAGGCCGGTTCCTCGATGTCGCCGCCGAGCATCGCCTCGGCGCACTGTTCGAGGTCGCCATCCTGACGGGCCTCAGGCGTGGCGAGGTCGTCGGCCTGCGATGGGCCGACGTCGACCTTCCTCGGCGGCGCCTGACGGTCAACGTGCAGATCGTGCGCGTGGGGAAGCTTGCCCTCGAGGGCTCGGTCAAGACCGACGCCGGCCAGGGCCGCGTTGTGCCCCTCAACGACCGCGCCGTCGGCGCTCTCGTCGCCTGGCAGATCCAGCAGCAGACCGAACGCGACGAGTGGGCACATCTCTACCACGAGAGCGGCCGCGTCTTCACGATGGAGGACGGCCGCGAGCTCCGCCCCGAGTACCCGTCCCGGCTGTTCGAGCAGCTGCAGGAGGCGAGCGGGATGCGCGCTCAGCGGTTCCACGACCTCCGCCACCTGTTCGCGTCGCTCGCGCTCTCCAACGGCGAGGACATGGCCGTCGTGTCGAAGATCATGGGCCACTCGACGAGTCAGATCACCCGCGACCTCTACGGCCACCTCGTCGGCGACAAAGCCCGCATCGCGGTCGCCGGCGTCGCGTCGCTCCTGCCCGCCCGGCAGCCCTCCCCCGCGCGATGAGCGCCGCCGGTCCCCCGCGGCCGACGTTCGAGGAGTGCATGCGTGAGGCGTACGAGGAGTACGTCCGCGGATGGCTCGACGAGCACTCGTCGGTGCAGCCGCCGTGCAGGGGTGTGATCACAACTGTGATCACCGGAAACGAGAAAGCCCCGCCCGATTCCTCATGTGAGGCCCCGACGGGGCTGTCTGCCGCGGTATTCCGCGAGAGTGGCGAGTGAGGGATTCGAACCCCCGAAGTCGAAGACGGCTGATTTACAGTCAGATCCCTTTGGCCGCTTGGGTAACTCGCCAGGTGCGCACCTGCCCGGCTTTTCCAGTCGACCAGAGGCGCGATCAATAATCTTACCCCCGGATACACACGCGCAGAAATCGACGCCGGCGGTCCTCGATGCCCCGCGGAGTCACGTGCCGATGCGGTCGATGTCGGTGTCGTCGAACACCGACGGCAGGCGCAGCAGCGCCCCCTCGAAGCGGCACGTGGCAGCCGCCGCATCCATCGCGTCGACGAGGATCTCCCGCCAATCGGGCACGACCGCGCCCTCGGCGTCGGCGAGAGCGGCGATCGTCACCGCGAATGACGCGTCGCCCGCACCCATCGTGTCGACGATCGGCCCGGGCATGGTGGAGATGGGCTGCGTCATGGACTCCGTGCCGGCGACGATCGACGCGCCGTCGCGCCCTCGCGTGGCAAGCACCGCGGTGGCTCCGGCCGCGCGCAGTCGCTCCACGACGGTGTCGAGTCCCTGCCGGTACAGCAGCGTCGCGTCGTCGTCCCCCACCTTCACGAGGTCGGCCGACGCCGCGAGCGCCTCGAACCCGCGCACGAATTCGGCGCGGTCGTGCATCATCGCCTCGCGCGGATTCGGATCGAGGGCGACGACGGATCCTTCGAGCGCGTCGGCGAGCGCCTCGGCCTCGGCGGGGACATCGAACGGGAAACAGCTGACGGCCACGACCGCGGCCTTCGAGATCGCGGCGCGTTCGACATCGCCGAACCGGATGCTGCGGTTCTGCGCCGCCTCGTTGAACTCGTACACGGGCTCGCCACCGGGACCCCGTGTGCTGACGGCACGCGACGAACCGCGCGGCGCGGGAGAGGCGAGGAGCTCGACGTCGTAGTCGTGGAGGTAGGAGCGGATGTGATCGCCGGACTCGTCGTCGCCGACCATCGCGATGAGCGTTGTGGGAACCCCCAGCCGACTGAGCCCGACCGCCACGTTCAGCGCCGCTCCCCCGACGAACTCCCGCACTCCGCGCTCGTCGCGGATCTCGTCGATGAGCGCGTCGCCGATGACGACCACCGAGCCGGTCATGCGGCCTCCGCCACGCGGTTCACGAGCGCCTCGGCGCGCTGGCGGGTGCCGTCGATACGGCGGTCGACACTCGCCCGCATCTCGTTCGGAGCCAGCGGCGCGGCAAGCCGCACGTTCTCGTGACACGACAGGTCGGCGCAGATGTATGTGCCGATGCTGTCGCCGTTGTCGCCGGCATCCCCCGCTTTGCGCGCCGTGAACAGGGCGACCTGGTCACCGGGCTGCATCGTGTGACACAGGTTGCACATCGCCGGGCGGGCGTGAGAGGAGCCCGAGCTCGCCCGCAGCACCACACCGGTCGGTTCCCCGCCGACCTCGGCGATCATGTAACCCCTGCCGCGGGTCTGCGGATCGCGCCATGCGAAGAAGTCGGTGTGGTCCCACTCCGTCAGCACGAAGTCGGCGGGCAGCTTCACCCGCGTGATCTCGTCGGGTGCGGCGTTCACGAACGACTCGCGGACGTCGTTCTCGGTCAACGGGCGCATGCAGCCTCCTCGTCCGGTGTGCGGCCAGTCTAAGGACTCCGCCGACGGCTCCGGGAGGCATCCGCCCGTCATGCCCGCTCCCCGGTCGTGGAGGCCGCGGTCGCTTCTGTCCCGTCGGTGTCGGGAGCATCCTGCCTGCCCCGGATGAGGAATCCGAAGCCGAACGCGATGAAGAACATCAGCACGCCGTAGACCGCGGCGGGAAGGCTCAGCTCGACCGACCCCAGCACCGTCTGGGCGATGACGATCGCGAGGGTCGCGTTGTGGATGCCGATCTCGAACGACGACGCGATCGCCTGCCGGCGTCCGACTCGCACCAGTCGCGGCACGAGGTATCCGACCGACAGACTGAGCACACAGAACACGATGGTGATGAGTGCGAGGCGCCCGGCGTTCTCGACCAGCAGCGCCCAGTTCGCCGCGACGGCTCCGGCGATCACGATGACCAGGACGATCACCGAGATGACCCGCACGGGCCGGTCCATCCCGCGGGCGAACCGCGGCCAGAGTCGGCGCACGATCATGCCGCCGATGACGGGAAGCAGCACGATCGCGAATACCTCGAGGGTCTTGGCCCACTGCAGGCCGAGCTGATCGTCGAACGGGTCGAAGTACCAGATCGCGAAGTTCGTGATCAGCGGGAGGGTCACGACGGCGATGACGGAGTTCAGGGCGGTGAGCGAGATGTTCAGGGCGATGTCGCCGCGGAACAGGTGTGAGTAGAGGTTCGCGGTCGTGCCACCCGGCGAGGCGGCGAGCATCATCATCCCGACCGCGAGGATCGGAGGGAGCTGGAAGAGAATCACCAGACCGAAGCACAAGACCGGGAGGAGCAGCAGCTGACACCCGAGGGCGACGAGCACGGCCTTGGGCTGGGTCGCGACACGGGCGAAGTCCCGCGGCGTGAGGCTCAGCCCCAGGCCGAACATGATGATCCCGAGCGCGACGGGAAGTCCTATGGTGGTCAACGCTGATCCCATCCGTTCAGTGTGTCGGATGCCGCCCCACCTCACCAGAGCCGCCCCGCACTCGGTCGGCGTCGGGTCCGCAGACAGGTGGCGACTGCGAGGCGGGAGTAGATTTGAGGGATGGCAGACTCCAGTTTTGACAAAGCGCCGACATAACCGGTAACCGCCGCAACGCCAAAGCCCCGCCTCATGGGCGGGGCTTTTCTGTGGGCGGCGGCCTCGCCCCGGGCGACGTGGGGCGACGTCGGGCGAGGTCAGCCCTCGTCGGTTTCCGCGTCCCACGACGGGACGATGACCCACCGTTCCGAGCGGTCGCCGCGGTGCTTCGCGGGCCGTACGCCGACGTACGCGATCAAGGGGCGCAGCAGCGCATTCCGCACCCCATCCGTCATGCCGGGCCACTGCCGGGCGAGGTCGCGCGAAAGCCCCAGCGGAGCCGAGTCGCGGACCGGGTTACGCGCCGACTTCTGCAGCAGCTCCGTAGCGCCCTTGCGCTCGGCCTCCAGGGACTCAGCCGCGAGCCGGTACGCGGCATCGCTGATCGTGCCGTCGGCGAGCTTGAGCGCCAGCGTCGTGAGGCGCGCCTCGACGCGCTCAATCTGCTGCTGCGCGCGCCTGGCCGTCATCTCGATCCGCGCCCCGCGCTCCTCGGTGCGCTCGACGGCACCGGCGATAGCGGTCAGGTCGGCCGCCTGCGCCAGTACCCAGGCCTCCACGGCGGCCTCGACACGCTGGGCGTTGACGCTCACCTGGCGGTGCCCGGTGTATCGCGAGCCGCGGGAGCAGACGTACATGCGGCCCTTCTTCCAGGAGTTGTGATGCATCGGCCCACCGCAGTCGAGACAGCGGAGTATCCCGGCGAGCATCCGCGCATCTGTCCGGCTGCGCGCGCGGGTGCGTTCGCGGCGCGCGGCGACGTAGGCGTCCCACGTGGCGCGGTCGATGATCGCCGGGTGAGAGCCTTCGCGAAACTCGCGCTCCCACACACGCGCGCGCGGCGCGGATGCGGTGGGCTGATTCTTCGGGCGCGGCGGCGTCCTCACGAGCAGGCCCGCAGCGAAGCCCGAGTCCAGCAGGTCGAAGACGTCGGAGTAGCCCCACGGTCGGTTCGTGCGGGTCCTCGGTATGCCGGTGCCGTTCAGGTATCCCGCGAGCCGGGTACTCCCCTGCCCGGCGAGATACAGCCGGTAAAGCTCAGCCAGCACCGGGGCCGTCTCCGGGTCCGGGACATAAGCGCGGTCGACGATCCGGTAGCCGAATCGCGCGCCTCCGGTTGACGGCAGGCCGCGCGCGACCCGGTGATCCCGGGCCTCCTGCCACTGCTCGCCTATCCGCTCCGACTCGAACGCCGCCAGCTCGGTCATTACCCCACGGGCGAAGCGTCCCGCGGCGGACTGGTCGTTCGGCTCGGTGGCCGACTCGATGCGCCCCCCGGCGAGGTCGGCCATATCGGCGGCCACCGCCCAGTCGCGCCGGTTACGCGACAGACGCGACCAGCGCCAGACAACGACGACGTCGGCCTTGCCCGCCTCAATCGCCGCGAGGGCGTTCTGCACGCCGCGGCGCTGCTTCCACGAGCGGCCGCTGATCCCCGGGTCGGACTCGACGCCGACGACCTCGTAGCCGTTGCGCTCGGCGTGATCCCGCGCCGCCCGCTCCTGCACTTCGAGGCTGATCGATTCCTCCCGATACGTCGACTGCCGCAGGTAGATGATCGCTCGCGACGGCGCGGCGGTGGGGAGGCGCTTGAGCTGTGCGCTCATGCCGCGGCCGGGAGCGGGAGGCCCATCTTGCGAGCGAGGTGGGCTAGCAGCAGGCATTCGCGGACGCCGAGCGCGCGCGCCCACAGGCGGCGGTTGTCGGTGACGCTTGCCATTGCCGCGAGGTCTTCCTCGTCGATGAGCCGGGCGGCTGCGAACGCTACCGCCTCGTCTCGGGTCGGCTCGTCGAGGACGGCGTGGGCGAGCTGGTACGTGGCCGTGGAGCGGTAGTAGGTCCGCTCGGAGCTTCGAACGGCGATCGTGCGGGTTTCGGGGTCGTAGCGTCCGGCGTCGGGTGCGTCGGCGCAGTGGTGGATGCGGATGCCGCGCTCGGCGGCTTCGAGTGTCGGGTCGTAGTCCGTCGGGTGCTGTGACTGAACCGGTCCGAATGTCGTAATGCTCATCGAGTGATGCCCCCCGGGGCTGTTGCAGGTGTTCTGTTGGTCCTGTCTTCAGTTGTCGACCCCGGCGACGCCGGGGACGCTTCGTTGCGCTGCCCCGGCCCGGTGCCTCAGGGGGGCTAGTTGCCTCGCTGTGTTGCGCGGCGCAAGAGCTCGTCGGCGAGCTGCGCGTCGGTGAAGTTGTGGAGGACCGTGGGCTGGATCGTCACGCCCTCCGTGATGTCATCGGGCTGCAGATACCCGGCAGCGACAAGCCCTTCGAGGGGCGGGCGGCCGTAGGCGCGCGATGCCCGGATCGCTTCGCTGATCGTCGGGGGCCGCTCGCCGCGCTTCCAGTAGCTGACCTTGGACTCCGACACCTCCAGCTTGCGTGCAATCTCCGCACCGGAGGCGTCGCCCGTGATTGCGCGGAGGTAGGTCCCCCAGTCGTGATTCATGCCAACTATTGAACCCTGCAACCTTGCGAATGCGCAAGTCTTTTGTCGCGCGAATACCGCCTAAAGGAGCGTAATCGCGGGCGACGCGCCGAAGAAAAAAATCATTGCGAAAAGCGCTTGCAAAGGTTGCAGCCTGCGACCTGGCGGGCGTACGTTCGGTTGCCATGACCGCAACCTGCAACATTCGCAATCTCTCACCGATCACCGTCAACTGGAGCACCGTCGAGGCGCTCATGGCCGAAGCGGGCATCCCCAACGACGCCGCGCTCGCCCGCCTCGGCGGCATCCCCCAGTCGACCCTCCACCGCGCCCGACGCGGAGCCGCGTCCCCGTCGACACTCCGCGCGCTCAAGCACGTCTTCCCGACCGCATCCCTCGACGACCTCGCCCTGATCCCGGAGAACGCATGACCCGCGACGAAGCGCTTGAGCTGGCCGCCCGCGCCTGGCTCGCCGCCGAACAGCAGCAGCACACCGAATCCGCCGCCGCGTAGAAGGAGCTACCCGTGACCACCCCTCTCGCCCGGGCTACCGACCCGGCCACCAGCCACGACGCCGTCCCCAGTCGCCGCAAGCGCGAGCTGCAGAAGACCGCGATCCTCTGGCTGCTCACCAACGTCGGCCCGATGACCGACCACCAGCTCGCCCACGAGTACGCGAAGCGCCGCACCGCCGCGGGCTGGCCCGCAACCCAGCTCGACAGCGTCCGCAAGCGCCGCTGCGACCTCAAGAACGAAGGGCGCGTGCGCTCGACCGGCCGCACGACCGGATGGGGCGGCGGACCCGCCTCGACCATTTGGGAGGCCGCCGCGTGAACCCGAACACCAAGCGCCGCCTGTTGCGCACCCTCACTGTCGCGCAGATCGTCACCTTCCTGACCGGGATGGCGCTCGCCCTCGACGCGATCGTCGGCGGTCGCGTTGACGGCCTCACCGCCCTCTCGATCGTCGCCCTCCTGGTGCTCCTGTTCCTGACTCGCGCCGAGCAGATCGTGCTCGACATCGACGACGAGGAGGCCCGCCCGTGAGTCACCTGCACGACACCCGCGCCGGAGTCTGGTCCCTCGAACTGCCCTGGGATGCCCCGCCGCTGAGCATGAACGACCGGCTGCATTTCCGCCCCGAGGCGAAGCTCAGGTCGACGATCCGTTCCACCGGCCGCGACCTCGCTCTCGACCTCGGCATCCCCGCGATGACCCTGCCGACCGTGCAGCTCGTCTGGCTCGTCACCACCCGGCACAAGCGCGACGCCGAGAACCTCGCGCCGACGCTCAAGTCGCTCGCCGACGGCCTCGTTGACGCTGGCGTCGCCGCCGACGACACCCCCGAGCTGATGCACAAGCCGGTGCCGATCATCGCCTACGCGAAGGGGCACCACAAAGCGCCGGGAATGTTCCTCCTCCTCTGGGAGAAGGAAGGCCCCACCGACGAGGAGCGGCGCGCCGCCGACAGCCTCGCCTACCGGCTGGGGGTCCACTCATGAGCGGCTTCGTCCTCCTCGACGACGGCTCGGATCGGTCCCGCTGGCTGGAGCGCCGCCGCGGCGGCGTGAGCGCTACCGACGCCGGAAAGATCATCCCCGGCGGCCCCCAGGGCTGGGCGTCGCTGCGCCACGCCAAGCTGCACGGCGAGTCCTTCGCCGGGTCCACGGCGACCCGCTACGGCAAGGAGCGCGAACCGTACATCGCCGCGTTCGCCGAAGCCGAGTTCGGCATCCGCCCCTCGACCGCCCTCGTCGAGCGTGCCGACGCCCCCGGCGACCTCGCGACACCCGACGCCCTCGGCCCCGCGACGATCGCTGGCTTCGGCCTCACCGAGGACGGCCCCCTCGCTCCCGGCATCGAGTACACGGTGGAGGAGTTCGGCGAGTTCAAAACGACGAACAAGCGCTGGGAGGCGTGGGCCGACGTCCCGAAGGCCTACCGCTGGCAGGTGACCTGGCAGTTCCTCGTGACCGGCGCGGATCGCTGCTTCTTCGTCTTCGAGCCGCACACCGGCTACAAGCCCGACGGCGATATGTGCGTGTTCGTCATCGAGCGCGACGAGGTCGAGAAGGACTTCGAGTACGCCCTCGAACGGGTGGCCGCGTGGCGCGAGTCCGACCCCGACGACGTGCCCGAGCACCTCGCGCCGCTGGACGACCTCATCACCGAGCGCGTCCGTGTCGCCGCCGACCTCGCCGACCTCGACGAGCGCATCCGCGCGATCACCGACGAGCACGACGGCGAAATGACGTTCGAGGGGTCCGCCGGGAACCTTCGCCTGGGCAGGCCGGGCACCCGGTCCTCCTTCGACGCTAAGGCGTTCCGCGAGCGCTACCCGGCCACGCACGCCCGGTTCGTCACGTCCTCTCCCACCCGCCCCCGTCTGACCATCACCGCAAGGAGCTAGATCATGACCAACACGCCTGCCGCCGTCGTCTCCACCTTCGACGGCAACAAGCCCGAGTCCGCGTCCGACGCCCTCCGCGCGCCGTTCCCCGCCGCGCTCATCTCCAAGCTGCCCAAGCAGCTCCGCCGGAACGACGACAACAAGGCCCGCTGCGAGCAGGGCACCCACGCCTCCGCCGACGGCTACTTTTGCGGCGGCTACCACGCCCGCTCGATCCACCTCGACTACATCGGCCACGCCGACGTCACCGCCCGCCTCCTTGAGGTTGACCCCGGGTGGGACTGGGAGCCGGTCGCGTGGGGGCAGGACGACATGCCCCGCCGCGACGCCGAGGGCGGCATGTGGATTCGCCTGACCGTCGGCGGCGTGACCCGCCTCGGCTACGGCGACGCCCAGGGCAAGCACGGCCCCAACGCCGTCAAGGAGGTCATCGGCGACGCGCTCCGCAACGCGGCTATGCGCTTTGGCGTCGGCCTCGACCTGTGGAGCAAGGCCGAGGCGCACGCGCAGAAGGCCGAGCCGAGCGACCCGCCCGCGCCCCCGAAGCGCCAGCAGAACGACCCGCCCCAGCAGCGCCAGCAGGGCGGCCCGCGCCAGCAGGCCCACGACGACCTCTCCCGCCGCGAGGCCGGGTGGTTGAAGGCCGCGTCCGGCAGCGACAAGACCCGCGAGCAGGTGCTCGCCGTGTTCAACGAGGCCCGCGAGGGCGGCGCGCGCCCCGACGTGATCGGGAAGCTGCAGAAGCTCGGCGAAGCCGCCGCCCGCCGCGCGCAGCAGGGAGCGAACGCATGACCCGCGCCAAGACGATGACTCTGCCCGCCCACAGCATCCTGTGGGCGGCCCGCGGCGCGCTCGTGGCCGCGTCCAAGGACGACGTGACCCCCGTGCTCACCGCCGTCCACTTCGAGGCCGGTAACGGCAAGCTCACGCTCACCTCCACCGACCGCTACCGCGTCCACCAGCTCACCGTCCCGAAGCCGAAGGGCAGCGGCGACGGCGAGTTCCTGGTGCCCCGCACCCTGATCGAGTGGCTGCTGCGCGCTGAGCACAAGCCCCGCCGCATCTACCGCGACCAGCTCGTCAAGCTCACCTGGTGGGACGGCAAGCCTGGCCGCGTCCAGCTCGACGTGATCGCGCACGACGGCGACGACGCCCCGGTCCTCACCTACTCGGCACCGATGGTCGACGGCAACTTCCCGCCCGTCGGCCGCCTGTTCCCCGAGTACAAGCCGGACGAGGAGCTGCGCCCGTTCGTCGGCCTCAGCCCCGACTTCCTCGCGGACCTCCGCTACCTGCGCGCCGGGCGCGGCGAGCCGCTGCGCTTCCACAGCCCCCGCGCCGGGGCGCGCACAAACGGCCTCGCCCAGCCGGTCCTCGTCGAGAACATCGACGGCACCGCCCGGGCGCTCGTGCAGCCGAACCTCCTGTTCGACCGGGAGGAGAAGAAGTGAGCGACTGGGCGGACCTCCGCGACCGCGCCGACGCTCTCATCCAGCAGACCGCGCTCGACCCCGTGACGATCGCGCAGACCCTCCACCACCTGACGATGCTCGGGACGGAGCTGACCGCCTACATCGGCGACCCCGAGGACGGCCTGCTCAAGAAGGCCGCCGACCTCGCGATCGACGCGGAAGCCCGACAGGCGCAGATGGTCGACGACCTCCTCGGCGACGGCTTCACGCTGACCCGCGCCCGCGAGCGCGCGAAGCACAAGACCCGCGAGGACCGGCGCACGGCCGAGCAGGCGAAGATCACCGCGGACTATGCCAAGGGCGTCCTCGCCCAGGTCAACCGGCGGCACTTCGAGCTTATGAACACCGGTAAGCACATCGACGCCGCGATCGGGGGCCGCCGTGGCTAAGCCCACCGAGAAGATGCGGCGCGGCACGTACGAGCGCGACGGTGAGCGCTGCGTCTCGTGCGGGGCCATGTGGGACCTGTCCTACCAGCACCGCGCCGCGGACGGCATGGGCGGCTCCAAGGATCGCCCCGGCCCCGCCGACGGCCTGACCGCGTGCGTGCTCTGCAACGCGCGGTTCGAGGGCGACCTGCAGGCGAAGGCTCTCCGGCTCGGCTGGAAGGTGCCCCGCTGGGTCCGCGCCCGCGGCCTCGCCGCCGACGTGCCGTATTACCACGCCCACACCGGCCGCTGGTATCGCCTCGACCCCGAGGTGACTATCCGCCGCCCCATATCGGTCCGCGAGGCCGCCCGCATGATGCTCCGCGTCTACGGCCCCGACGGACCTGTGAAGGGAGATAGCTCATGACCTGGTTCAAGGTCGACGACCGGTTCGGGTCGTCCCGGAAGCTGCTGTCTATCCGGCGCTCTCAGCGCCTGGCCGCCGTCGGCCTCTGGTCCCTCGCCGGGGCCTGGAGTGCGGGCGAGGAGCTGGACGGCTACGTGCCCGGCTACATGGTCGAGGAGCTGGGCGGCGACGATGACCTCGCGGCCGCGCTGGTCGCGTCGGGCCTGTGGGAGGACGCCGAGGACGGCTACCAGTTCCACAAGTGGGGCGAGTACCAGCCGACCCGCGAGGAGCTGGACGCGAAGCGCGAGGCCGAGCGCGAGCGCAAGGCCGAGTGGCGTCGCCGGAAGGCAGAGAAGGCGTCACGTCCCGAAGGTGTCCCGTTGGGACAGGCTGAGGACGAGGAGGGGTTGTCCCAGGGGCTGTCCCACGGGACAGACGTGGGGACTCCGGCGGGTGTCCGCTCCCCTTCCGCTCTTACCCGACCCGACCCGACCCGACCCGACCCGACCACTAATAAGAACATCTCGTCGGAGGCCGCTAGCGCGGCCCCGCGACCCGACGTCGAGAAGCTGCTCGATCTGCTCGACGAGGAGATTCGCCGCAACGGCGGCAAGGTCCCGGGTCGGACGAGGAAGAACACCGACGCCGCCCGCCTGCTGCTGGACCGCGACGGCCGGACGGTCGAGCAGGTGGAGGCCGCGATCCGCTGGTGCCAGCGGGACGAGTTCTGGCGCTCGAACATCCTCAGCATGTCGAAGCTCCGGGAGAAGTACGACCAGCTCCGTCTCGCCGCCGAGCGCAAGCGCGGCCCCGGTCAGGCGGCACCGACCCGCACCGAGCAGAACATGGCCGTCGTTAGCCGTCTCGCGGCGATGGACGCGGCCGACGAGCAGAGAGGACTCACCGCGTGAACCGCGTCGAGATTGGAAAGCTCCTCACGATCGCGTCCGGCTTCGACCGGCGGCAGGTCGACGAGATGACCGTGGAGGCCTGGCACTCGGTGCCCGAGGTTCGCGAGGCGAGCTTCGAGGACGCGCGGCGGCTCCTGGTCGCGCACGTCAGCGGTCCCCGGCACGCGGAGTACTTCACCGTCGGCGTCCTCTCCGAACAGCTCCGCGCCGAAGCGCGCGCGGCTCGCGGCGACGTCGAAGCCGACGTGCGGGTCGCGAAGGCGCTCGGCCTGGTGCCGGAGACGCACCCGCGCCGGGCCGCGCTGCCCGAGGACGCCGCGCAGCGCCTCGCCGAGTACCGCGAGCGGGTCCGCGACGAGGTCCGCCGGTACGCGGAGCCGGAAGCGATCGAGGCGTGAGCCAGGCCGAGGCCGCGTTCGCGGTGTTCCTCCACGACCTCCAGAACGACCCCCGCCGGAAGCGGGCGCTGCGCCGCGAGGCGTTCCCCGTCCGGCCCTACACCACCGAGAGAAAGGCAGCCTGACATGGCTAACGAAACCGTCATCACCGTCATCGGAAACCTCACCGCCGACCCGGAGCTGCGGTACACGCAGAACGGCCTCCCGGTCGCGAACCTCACGATCGCGTCGACGCCGCGCACCTTCGACCGCCAGGCGAACGAGTGGAAGGACGGCGAGGCGCTGTTCCTCCGCGCGTCGGTCTGGCGCGACCACGCTGAGAACGTCGCCGCGTCGCTGACCAAGGGCATGCGCGTCATCGCCCAGGGCCGGTTGCGTCAGCGCTCCTACCAGGACCGCGACGGCAACAACCGGACCGCGATCGAGCTGGAAATCGAGGAAATCGCCCCGAGCCTCCGGTACGCGACCGCTCAGGTGACCCGTGTGCGCTCCAACGGTGCGGAAACGGGTCGCGGCGGGTCTTACGGAGGCGGTGGCGGCTCGTACGCCAGGGACGCCGGTTCAGGCGGTTACGCGGGCGATGACGACGCCTGGGCCACCCCGGGCACCTCGTACGGCGACGACACGCCGTTCTGATGCCTCGCCGCGTCCGCCCCGGGGTAGCGCCTGACCCGCTGCCCCGGGAGGCCCCCCTCACCGCCGCCTGCAAGCGCTCGTGCTGCTGGTCGCCCTACGGCCACGTCATCGACGTGCCCGGCTGCACCTGCCACCCGAAGGAGAAGAAGTGACGACCCTCCCCTGCCTCTCGATCGTCCTCGACAAGCGCGGCGGGTGCCGCGTGCACGGCGAGCACCTGGCCGACTGCCGCGGCGTCCAGGTCGACGGCGGCCGCCTGACCGAGTGCACCGGGTGCCTGCCCCAGCCCGCGACCCGCGGCCTGCTGTGCGAGTCCTGCTGGCAGCGGTTCACCGCCGCGCTCGACCAGGCCGTCGACCACATCACACACATGCGCTCCGTGGAGCGCGGGCCGGTCCCCGACGGACCGAAGGTGCAGAGCGGCGGTCCGGGGCCGCGGGTGATCCTGCCCGTGTCCTGGATCGCCGCCGACGAGACGTGGGCCGCGCTGTGCGATCTCGCCGCGCTCGTCGACCCGGTGGAGCTGCTCGCTATCCGGCCCGGCGGCACAACCGCCTACGGCTTCGGCTCGCGCGACTCGATCGAGCACGTTCGCGACCGCGTCCAGCTCGCCGTCGACATCGTCCGCGCGTCCGGCGAGGGGGTCGCCCGCAACGACCGCACCGCCCGCGCCGCGATCCGGTTCTATCGGCAGGCGCAGGTCGTCCGGCGGCAGTTCCCCGTCGACGAGGACAGCCATCGGATCGCCTACGCGCGGTGCCGCCACTGCAAGCACATGACCCTCGAACGGAAGCCGCCGCTGCAGCACCTGGACCCGATCACGGTGAAGTGCCTGAACCCGGCGTGCGGCCGCGTGTGGGACCCCGCCATCGTCGAGGTCGACCTCGCGTCGATCCGGCACGACCTGGAGGAGGCGGCCGCGTGAGGTTCCGCGCCGAGATTCGCGTCCCGACCGTCGCCAGCGCCGACGACGCCCTGCTCGGCCTGCTCGACCGGTCGAAGGTGCTCATCGTGGACGGCCGCCTGGTCATCCCCGGCCTGAAATGCGCGGCCTGCCTCGGCGGCGTGCACCACGCCTGCTCCGGCACCGTCTGGGGCGACTTCACCGACCCGGTGCCCGAGTGGACGTGCTCATGCGACTGCCAGGAGGAGCCGACGTGACCGGCCACCACCCCGCGACGGTGCAGCGGCCCGGCAAGGGCAAGAACGGCCCGACCTACCGGGCGACGTGCTCGTGCGGCTGGGACGCCCCCGCGGTCAGCCACGAGACGGCCTGGTCCGCGATCAAGACCCACTACCGCGAGGCGACCGGCCGGACGATGCCGGAGCCCGCACCGACGAGGAGGAGACGGTGACCCGTACCGCCAAGCCCGAGCTGACCGTTGCCGAGGCGGCCGCGCTCACGCGCAAGTCGCACGACACGATCTATCGCTGGATTCGCGCCGAGAAGCTGGAGGCGATCGAGACGACCGACGGCCTGGTCGTCGATACGGCCGCCGTCCTCGCCGTCGCCGCCGGGGTCAAACCCGGCCGCCCGCGTGGCGGTTGAGAAAACCTGCAATATCTGCAACACTCCTAAGTGTTGGATGGCAAAAGCTGTCCCCGAAGGCCCACCGGCTCCTAGCTCCGTCGGTGGGCCTTCTGCTTGCCCGCGGGTCGACCGCTCGGCCTTGAGGGGTGCCGGGTGATCCCCGCGGGCAAGCCACCACGCCCGCGCACAAGGGAGCCGCACCGTGACCACCGTTCTCCGCACCGTCGAGATGCCCACCGCCGACCTTCGCCCGTACCGCGGCAACCCGCGGCGCGGCAACGTCGACGCGATCGCCGCGTCCCTGGAGGCGCACGGCCAGTACCGGCCCCTCGTCGTGAACGAGGGCACGCAGACCGGGCACAGCCTGGAAGTGCTCGCCGGGAACCACACGCTGCAGGCCGCCCGCAAGCTCGGCTGGGAGACGGTGCTCGTGTCGATCGTCGACGTCGACGAGAAGACCGCCGCGAAGATCGTCGCCGTCGACAACCGCACCAACGACCTCGCCGAGTACGACGAAGGCGCACTCCTCGAACTGCTCGAAGGGCTGGACGGCGACCTCGACGGCACCGGCTACGACCTCGACGACCTCGACGAGCTGCTCTCCGACGACGAGGAGGGCGCGCCGGGATCGGCGGACTTCCTCGAGCCCGAGGACGACGACTACAACCAGCAGTACGGGGTCACCGTGATCTGCCGCGACGAAGCGCAGCAGCAGGACATGTACGAGCGGCTCAAGGCCGAGGGCCACGAGGTCCGCGTCGTCACGGTCTGACCCCCACCAAGCCACCCGCCGCGCGCATCCCACAAGGGCAGCCAGAGCGCGCCGAGCATCCATAGGGCGCGCGGCGGGTAAGACCCGAGGAGCACAACCTCATGACCACCACCGAGATTCGCGTCGACCAGTCGGTCCCGCCGTACGGCTCTTACCGGGCCGAGCGGGTCCGGTCGATGTTCAACGCCACCGACGACCAGGCAACCCGGTTCCAGCTCGCCCTCGACGTCCCCCTGGACTTCGACGGCGGCGACTGGCAGATCGGCGTCGTCGTCGGCCCGTCCGGCTCGGGCAAGTCGTCCATCGGGCGGCAGCTCTGGGACGGGGCCGCGTTCTACGAGGCCGAAGGCTGGCCGGACGACAAGCCGATCGTCGACGCGATCGCGCCCGACGGTGACTTCAACACGGTCACCGCCGCGCTCGCCTCCGCGGGCCTCGGCGACGTCCCCGTGTGGCTCCGCCCGTACTCGGTCCTCTCGATGGGCCAGCGGTTCCGCGCCGACCTCGCCCGCATCCTCGCCGAGGCCCCCGATCGGGTCGTGTTCGACGAGTTCACGTCCGTTGTCGACCGGCAGATCGCCAAGGTGGGCGCTGGCGCTTTCGCGAAGGCGTGGCGGCGCACCGGCGGCAAGGCCGTGCTCCTGTCCTGCCACTACGACATCCTCGACTGGGTCGAACCCGACTGGGTCATCGACACCGGCACCAAGCAGTTCCAGCTAGCCGCCGACAAGGAGGGCAAAACAGGGACCCCTTGGAAACGTCCACGGATCGACGTGGAGGTCCGGATGGGCGGGTGGGACCTATGGCCGTTCTTCAAGCCGCATCACTATCTAGACATTCCGCGGATGATCGGCGCGAAGTGCTATGTCGCCTTCGTCGACGGCGAGCCGGTCGCCCACCTCGGCGTCGCGACTAAGAACGTCTCGACGAAGGACAAGCGCGGCCGCAAGGTCAACGCCGTCGAGGCGCGCGCCTCCCGCCTGGTCGTCTTGCCCGAGTGGCAGGGGGCCGGGATCGGCACGCGGTTCCTTGACCACATCGCCGAGCTGCAGCGCACCGGGCAGGGCGTCCTCCCCGGACGGAACATGACCACCGTCTTTCACACCTCACACCCGCAGCTCTGCGCCGCGCTGCGCCGCTCGAAGAAGTGGCGGCAGATCAGCGGCAGCCTGGCCGGGTCCAACAAGGCCGCCAGCACCCGCACGCTCCGCGCCGCCCATGCCCGCGGCAGTCGCAAGTCGACCGTCGGCACCGGCTTCGGCGGACACATGAGAGCCGTGCAGGGCTTCCGCTACTACGGCCCCCAGGAGGCGTCATGACGAACATCTACCTGGCCGGTTCCGGCCGGTTCGGCGCGGCCGTAGCCGAGCACCTGACCGAGGCGTGCGGGCACCGGCTCGTCGGTATCTGCAGCCCCACCGAGGGACGCCGCGACGGCCGCGACCTGCTCTCGCTGTACGCCGAACGCACGGACACGCCGTGGGCCGACGTGAGCGCACTCAAGCCCGAGCATGTCCCCGACGGCACCGACCTGATTCTCACCGCGCACAGCCACGCCTTCATCGGCCGCCGGACCCGCGCACGCGCGCCGCTCGCGCTCGGCTACCACCCGAGCCTGCTGCCGCTGCACCGCGGCCGCGACGCCGTGAAGTGGCAGGCCCGGCTCGGCGAGCGCGTCACCGGCGGGACGATCTACCACCTGACCGACCGCGTCGACGGCGGGCCGATCGCGCTGCAGCGGCACCTCGTCGTGCCGTCCGGCCTGGACGCCTCGGCGCTCTGGTCCGGCTACCTCGCGCCGCTCGGACTCGACCTGATCGCGGAGGCCGCTGACCTCGCGCACGGCGGCCCAGACCGCGTCGCGATCCGCCCGCAGGACGACAAGCTCGCCACCTGGGAGCCGTCGTTCGACGCGGCCCCGGTGCACCGGCCCGAGCTGCTGGAGCTGACCGCGGGATAGACCGGCCGGGCCGGACGTTGTGCACCCGGCCCGGCCCCTTACTCGACCTCGTAGACGAAGCGTCTACCGACGGCGGCGATCCCCGCCCGCACGTAGGTCACCGTCTCCAGCTCGGCAGGCTCCAGCGTCGGCTCGCGCCACGGCTCGCCCCGCGTGACCGGCGGGAACACGACGCGGAGCGGTGGGAATGCGCCGCCGGGGCCTTCGCCGCGTTTCAGCTTGACCACCTGGCCGTCGCGCGGTCCTCCATGCAGCTCGACGCCGCGGCTCGGGTCCGGTGCCCACACGGCCCGGTAGTCGACGCCGAAGTCGTCGACCTCCCCGCGCCACGCGAACACGTCGTCTTCGGTCAGCTCGGCGGTGAAGCGCATCTCGCCGACGATCTGCCGGGCCAGCCGGTTCCCGACCGCCTGCTCCACCTCGGCCCCGTGGGCCAGCTCCTCGTGAGCCACCCGGAACGCGGCACGCACGACCTGACGGTGGATCACTTCTTCCTCCGCGCCTCGGTGGCGGCCTCGGTGTTCGTGCCGGGGCGGCGCGCTTCCCACGCCTCGATCGTCTTGACCCGCCAGACGGGCGTCCGGCCGAACGTCGCGTCCGGCTCAGGCAGGTCCCAGTCTCTTTCCGTCCCGGCCTTCCGGTTCCGCTTCGCGCGGGTGTGGTACACCTGCACGCTGTGCGGCTGCACGCCGATGCGGGCCGCGATAGCGGTGATGTCGAGATAGTCCTGCCCGGCCATGCGGATGACCCTACCGGCCACGGCGGCGCTCACCGGCCCATCCAGTTGCCGGTGCTCGGGATGCCGTGCAGGTCGAGCAGGGGCATCGCGACGGCCGCGACGCCGTAGATAGCGGCGACCGCGAGCGCGGCGACGATGAGGACGGGCACGGCGATCAGCGCGAGCGCGCTGAGGACGGTGCGGGCGGGGGCGGTGACTGTAGACATCGGCTTGCTCCTTCGGTATCGGGGACTCAGGCGGCCGCGGCGGCGGCGTTGACGTGACGCACGAGGTTGCGGGCGAGGGAGTACTCGGCCCCGCAGGTGCAGGTCACGTTGCGGCCGGTGTCGGAGGCGATTGCGTGGGTGGTCATTTCTGGGCTCCTGTCGTGTGTATCGGTAACTAATACTTACGTTACAGGGCGGGGCCAGCCAAAGCCAGCCCCGCCCGAAGCGGTTCAGCCAAGCAGGGCGAACGCGGCGCGCTTGAGCTTCTCGCCCTTGCCATCGAACGAGCGCTGGGCGCGTGCATAGCGCTGGTCGATCTTCGGCGAGAGCCCCGCGGGGGCGACGTGGTCGACGTACTCGGTGACGGCCTGGTAGGCACCCCAGCGGGTGCCGCGGATACCGGTCAGCGTCTCGCTGTCGCGATAGAGGCTCACCAGCCCGTCGCGGTTGTCGATCGCACGCTTGGATGCCTTGCCCTCGTCGACGATGTTGAAGAGCTGCGCGGCGTAGGCGTCGAACTGCTTGTTCGTGTAGCGCTTCGCGAGCATCGCCTCCGCCTCAGCCTCGAACGCCTCGACGTACTTGTACGTCAGGCCCAGCGCCTCGCGGGCCTCCTGAATCTCGCGTCCGGCGTTCGCCGTGTGGCGGATGCTGAACGTCGCCGCAGCCTTCTTAAGCGCGGCCGCCTGCATGTTGGTGCAGGTCACCCGGACCGGCGTGACCATGAACCGGAAGGACGAGTTGCCGTCGTGGCTGTTGAGCGCGACCAGGTAGAGGTCGACGGCGTCCTTCCCGCCGATCTGGACGGTGTCGGGCAGCCGCATCGTCATGAACACGCGCTTGCCTCCGGCGCTGGCTCCGGCGGCTTCCCACTTGGCGTCGGCGACGTCGACGACCGCGTCGAGCAGCTCGGCGTGAGCTTCGTTCTGGATCGGCGTGTAGTGCGAGCCGACGACGCCGAGGTAGTCGACTCCGCCGGTGGCGGGGTTGTTGCGGATTGTCGCGAAGCGGTCGGGCACGTCCCCGACCGTCTGCTTGCCGTCCGTCAAGGACGCGAAGGTGAGCGGGGCCTTGCGGACGTTCCACCCGGCGAGGTCGGCCTCGTGCATCGCGTCGATGCTGCCGGTGACGCCGTCGAGGCGAGTTCCGAGGACGTCCCAGGCGGCGGCGCGGGCGGTGAGTTCGGCGGTCATTTCTAACTCCTGTCGTGTGTGTTACTAACTGATACCTACGTTACCGGGTGGGGCCAGTGAAAGCCAGCCCCGCCCGGGGTACTAGCCGATCGGCTGGCCGAGAATGACGGCCCGCACGGCGTCCTGAATGAGAGCCGCCGCGACCGCGCCGACGACCGGCCCCTGCCGCCCGACCTCGCCGTACGCCGACACGTAGTCGTTCTCGCGGCGGCTCTGGACGTAGATGCCGAAGCTGCTGTCGTCCTCGGTGGCGGAGAAGCTGGCGAACACGACCAGGTCGCGGGTGACGTCGACCTCGAAGAAGTAGTCGCCGGTCGTGGATGAGATGTCGGCGTCGAAGCGGTGCTGCACGCCCCGTTCGCTGAGGACGGCCGAGGTGACCGAGGCGTTGACGATCGTGGTGGTGAGGGTGTCCATGTCTAGCTCCTGTCGTGTGTGTTACTAACTGATACTTACGTTACTCCTGTGGGGCGGGAAAGCAAGCCCGGATCACACCTCGCGGCTCGCGTCGGAGTACCCCCACGCGAACATCGCGACGAACGAATCGCGCGCCTTACCCTCGTGACCGAGCGCCTCGGCGAACTTCCCGCCGACGGCGAGCACCTGCGCCTCGGTGAGAACCGGCAGCCGGTCATAGGCCTGCGTGCGCTGGGTGATAAAGCCCTTCCGGTAGCCCTGCTTTGCGATGCGCTGGGGGGTCATGTTCATGGCGGTTCCTCTCGGGTAGAGGGGGCCGAGCGGTCGCCCGGCCCCGGCGGGGTCAGCGGTAGGACTCGACGACCATCTCGACGGCGGTGTCGACGAGGGCGGCGGCGTACTCGGCGTGGTAGCCGTCGGGCACGAGCGCCCAGCCGTTCGCCTGCACGCGAAGCTCCGGCACGGGGCTTTCGGCCAGCGAAGCGTTGATCGCGTCGGCGAACTCAGCGAATTCGGCCGCGCTGGTGAGGTTCCCGAGGTAGTTCATCGTCATGTCGGTGCGGACCCACTCGAACCCGAAGGCCCGCTCGCGCTGTCCGTAGCTCTCGAAGGTGATCATCTCTAGCTCCTGTCGTGTGTGTCGGTAACTGATACATACGTTACTCCTTCACGCACGCAAAGCAAGCCGGGAGGCACCGATGCTGGACCTCGCGATCATCACCTTCGTCGCCGTCGTCACCGTCGGCGCAGAACGGCTATGCCTCTGGCACCTCGACCAGCTCACGCCGCCCCTCGACCCAATCTGGACGCAGCAGAATGCTCAGCCGACACCGCCGCCGGCGACAGCAGATTGCTCAACGGAGGCCCCGTGAGCTTTCTCCCCAGAGGCCCCGCGAACCTGCTCAACACCCGCGCCTGGCGCACGCTCCGCGCCGAGCTACACGCCACCTACCGCGCGATCAACGCCCCCTGCTGGCTCTGCAATCAGCCCATCGACTACGACGCGCCCGCGAACCACCCCGACTCCTTCGAGCCGGACCACATCAAGCCGCGCCTCACGCACCCGCACCTCACCCTCGACCGCGGCAACCTCCGGCCGTCCCACTGCTCCTGCAACCGATCCCGGCAAGCGGGAGGGCCAGGCCCCGGCCTCGGAGAAGCGACCGAGGACTGGTGACCACGACCACCTACAAGAAGGGGAACGCCCGATGTTCCGAGTACGAGTCGACAGCAACCATGAGTTCATCGTCGGTCAGGAGTTCATCAAGTCGGTGAGCACCTACAACGAGACGCCCCCGTCGGCAATCTTCGGTGCCACCACCGACCTCACCGCCGCGGAGTTCGACGACCTCCTCGCCTGCTGCGGCGTGCCCTCCGCCGTCGTCGACCTGCCCACCGGCGGCATCTGGATTCCCCAGGGACCGCCCATGCCGATCTACGGCGGCGTCTGGTCCCGCGTCCTGGAGCTGCTGCCCGCGCCCACGCCCTGACCGGCGTCCAGCCAGCCGCCCCCCCACCGTCGGGGCGGCTGGCTTCACCCCGGCCCACCAAGTACCGTGGCGGCCATGCAGTCACGCACCGCCAAGATCACAGCCTGGTCCCTCTCAGCCGCCGTCGTGCTCCTCCTCGTCGCCGTCGTCCTCGTGTCGGCCGTGACCGCACAGACCGCCAACGCCGACGACGCGCCGAGCCTGCCCGCCACCGGATCATCCCCGGAAGCCGACGCCAAGCCCGAACCGGCCGCTTCCGCCGAGCCTGTCAGCGCGAGCGAGTGCGCCGAGTCGGGGCGGATCGTCCTCGGCCCTATGAGCGCCAGCCTCGACGGACAGCTCCAGGACCGCGGCGCGCGCGACCTCGCCGCAGGCGACGCCGGACTGAACGCCGACGGCGACGTCGTGACCTACACCGTCGAGCCGGGCGACGCGCTCGACGCGATCGGTGCCCGCTTCTGCATCGACAACCCGACGAGGATCGCGACGCTGAATCACACCCGCACGATCCACCCCGGCGATGTCCTGCTGCTCGCGCCGAACCCCCAGGTGCCGTGGGTGCCCTACTTCGCCCCGCACGAGGCACCGGCTGGCTTCGAACAGATCCCCTATCAGCGCGCGGTCGAGGCAATGAGCGCCGCCGCACACGCCGGAGACGTCGACGCCATGCGCGCAATCTTCGCCGATGACCTCGCGGGCATGTTCCCCAGGCAGGCCGACGTAGACACGATTGAGGCCGCCCTTGACTCCGGTGACCTCGCCGTACTGCGCCAGATGTTCGCCTAGCCGCGAATCCACAAAGGCCCCGCCACCCACTCCGGGAGGCGGGGCCTTTGTCATGCCCGCCTCCGCCAGCCAAGCCGTCCGGCTGCCCATGGACGGCGACCCAACGAAAGGAGCCAAACCACATGGCTTGGACTAACCGAAGCATCTATGCGCGCCAGATCCCCGAAGGCTATTGGAGTTCAGGGAGCAACTACCACTTCCGCTGGTGGGACACCTTCCGCCTCATGCGCGGCACCGTGCAGATGCGCCTCACCGACGTGTCGAGCAACGACTACTACTGGGGCATGAACGGTGCCGCGAAGGTCTACACGCGGCTGCGCAACAGCGCCGGGAGCATTCTCGGAAGCGTGAACCTCTACAAGAACTGGGGCGTGCAGCCCGCCTTCGCGACGATCACCTACGTGTCTGGCCAGCAGTCCTGCCAGCTCGGCACGTCGGTCGACCTGGGAACCGACAACCCCCCTTACGGCTACGTGGACTGGACAGCGGACCTTCGCTGGGACAACGCGTCTCCGGTCTGACCCGCACCCTGCGGCGGCCCGTCCCTACCCCGGGGCGGGCCGCCGCGCCACCCTCGAAGGAGTCACCCCATGCTCGCAGTCCGCATTACCGACGCCGAAACCGCCGAGGTCACGTTCGGGGTCGCTCAGGTGCTGCACCCCGCCTGCGGAAACACCGCGGTCCTCGCCCGCATGATCACCGTCCTCAACGGGGTCACCGAAGTCCGCGCCTCGCACCAGGTGCAGTGTGAGGCCTGCCACCGGGCCTACCCAGCACCCGACGAGACCTTCCCGAGCCTCGCCGCCGCCCTGGGCGACCCGCCCCCCGGCTCGCCCATCACCGCCGAAGCGATGGCGGCGGAGATCATCGAGGACATCGCGATCAGCCGCCGCGACAGCGACTGAGTCGCCCCACCTACTAGGCCCTGCCCCCGCGCCCGGGGGCGGGGCCTTTGTCATGCCTGAACCGGCCCACGGCGACCGTCGCGCGGCCTCGCACAGAAGGGAACCGTGATGACCAGCTATCAGTACGACACCATCGACGGCCAGCGCGTCGAGAAGAACGTCGCTAAGGCGTTCCGCAAGTGGGCCGCCGCGTTCAAGAAGGAGACGGGCGAGACGATGCACGTCCGCTCCGGCACCCGCACGAAGGCCGAGCAGCAGAAGGGCCGTAACGACTACCTCGCCGGGCGCACCTCCGTGAAGTGGGCCGACCCCTACGAGTCGTCTCACTGCGAGGTCGGCCCGTCCGGCCCTCGCGCCCTTGACCTGTACGACTCCGGCGACGACTACGGCCTGACCCGCAAGGGCACCCACCGGCACAACGTCGCCGTCCGCCTGGGCGCGAAGTACGGCTTCACCTGGGGCGGCTGGGGCGTCCCCGAGTCCGAGGGCTGGCACTTCGAGAACCACAAGGTCAAGGTCGGCATCTACGGGGCCGTCGCCGCGGTCGTCGACAAGGTCGCGTCGAAGCTCGCGCAGCCGAAGGCGATGCTCAAGTGGAACTGGGCGGGGATCGCGGACATGCTCCGCGTGCACTACGACTACGTCGGCAACGACGTGCCCGGCCCCAACATGATCCGCGCGTTCCAGCGGTTCCTGAACGCCCACGGCTACGGTGCCCGCGCGATCGGCCGCCGCCTCGCCGAGGACGGCGTGATCGGGAAGAACACCGTCAAGGGTGCCCAGCAGTGGCTCAAGGAGAAGTGGAACTACGGCGCGAAGATCGACGCCCACCCCGGCTCCGGCACACACGCTGCCTGGCAGCGCGCCGAACGCGCCAACGACGCCGCCTTCTGACCAACACCGACCGAACGGCCCCGCTCTCACCCAACAGGGAGCGGGGCCGTTCCCCTACCCCCGAGGAGCACACCTCATGCGCAAGATCACCCTCACCGGCGGCCCCTTGGACGGCAAGCGCTACGTCGTCCCCGAGAGCGCCGACCGGTTCACCCCGCACCACGGCCGCGGCCACTACGTCATCGAGGACGGCGTCGGCACCTGGCGCTCGCTCACCGAGACCGTCGATGCCACCGCTCAGACCCTCGCCGAGTTCGCCGACGCCCTCGACAGCGAGCGCACACCCGGGAAGATCACCGAAGCGACAGGCCACGCCGAGACGATCCTCGCCGAAGCGCGCCTCGGTAACCGGGTCCTCGTCGCCGCCACCAGCCGCGCCCACGCCCGGGAGACGTTCGACGCCATCGTCGACACCGCCGCACACGAAGGTGCCCGCATCCGTCGCACCAGCGGCGACGAACGCTTCGACTACCCGGGCGGAGGCACCGTCCGGTTCGTATCCGCCAACGCCCGTAAGCGTGCCCGAGGGATCGTCGCCGACGTGCTGTTCATCCGGACCGGCGTCGCCGAAGCCGCCGTGACCGAGCTTCTGCCCACGCTCGCCGCTGGCCGGGCACCCCTCATCATCCGCGAGGAGGAGGCCGCATGATTTCGCAGCAGCAGCTCCTCGAAGCCCAGGAACAGGCCGCCGTCGGCGTCGCCTCTCTCACCGGCCTCAAGCGTCAGCTCGTGGACTCCGGGTGGAGCGAGCACAACGCCGAGCTGGCCGTCATCGAAATCATCAGGAAGTCGAGCTAATGGCCTACGCAGCGCTCACCGCCACCGTCATGATCCGCATCGGCAACGCCACGCCCACCGACATCGCCGAAATCGACCTGCCCCTCCGGGCCGTCGTACACCGCGACGACTCCTTCCCCGGTCAGCCGCAGGCGTTCATCGAGGTCGACTGGGACCACATGCACGAGGGCCTGCGCCGGTCCCTGCACGAGCTGGCCGACGCTCTGCCGTTCCCCCTGCCCCCGAAGGAGGCCGACCTGTGACCGACAACGACCGCGCACGCCGCGCAGGCTACGAGTTCGGATACCGCATCGCCGGTCCCGTGCTCGCCCTGCTGCTCATCGCCGCTGTCGCCGTCGGGATCACCGTCGGCCTGCTCCGCTTGGCCGGTGCGCTGTGAAGCCGTCCGTCGACCTCGACGACCTCGGCGAGCTGCGGAGCCACTTCGAGGAGCGCCGGGCGCAGGCTATCCGCGACACCGCAGCGATCTACGGAGTGACCCTGCACCGGCACCCGAGGAAGCCGCACGCCGCGGTCATCAGCGAAAGCGACTACGGCCTCCTGCGCGCGGTCGCCCCCGCCCACGTACAGACCTCCTACTCGGGGGCCTGGCTCGACAGCGACGTGTCGCTCATCGTCATGCCCGACTGGACGTGCAACCCCGACACCGTCGCCCTCGTCCGAGCACGAGCACTCATCGAGTCGCCCATCCGCCGGTTCATCCGGCACCTGGACGCCGCACTCGGCGGGGGTACCACGCAGGACAGCCTCCGAGCAGCCGCCGCCCTCGGGCGCGCAGCAGCCGACGGGTACGCCGACACCGCCCCGAGTCCCTGGTGGACCCGAGAGGAACGCCGCGCCTACATGAACGCCTGGCGCAACCACCGCACCCGAACGATCGAGGACCGGCTCACCCGGCTCCTCCCCACCGCTTCCCCCGACAAGGAGAACCCCTCATGAGCACCATCGCCTCACGCTTCGGCACCGCAGCCAACAGCGCGCCGCCCACCCAGGAACAGCGCGACACCGTCGCCGACAACCAGGCCGCGATCATCTCAGCCGCCGAGCAGATCGACCGCCTGCCCGACGGACGACACAAGGCCCTCGCCCTGACCTCGCTGGAAGAAGCGCTCATGTGGGCCAACAAGGCGGTGTTCGCGTGACCCGCAAGCTCGCAGCCGCAGCCCTCGCAGTCACCGCAGCGCTCGCGCTCACCGCATGCGGCAACGAACCGCAGGAGAGCAACCGCGGCATCTCCGAGTCCACCGAGCACCTATCCGACGGCCGCACCGTGACATGCCTGGCCCTCAAGAACGGGTACGCGGGCGGCCTGTCCTGCGACTGGGACAACGCCCGGTAGCGCGCGCAGGCGTCACCCCCGGCTCTCGGCATCGCTTCGAAGGCTGCTCCTGGTTCTCCAGTACGCGGGCGACCCCGGCTGGCCTACCCAGCCGCGGAGTTCGGACGAGAGTAGCCCCCACATCGTTCTGCCCAGCTCCGTCTTCGACTCTCCCACGCGCACCTCTAGCAGCGACCACACCGAGCCGACAAACCATCGGCCCGCCTCGGCATCCTTCGAGTCCAACTCGGACAGCGCGTCCCGCATGAGGGCATCCTTGTCGCGGACCTCCAGCTCGTCCACGTGGTCCACCGACGCCAAGCCGACGAGAGCAGCGGCTATGGCCTCGGTGTCGCCCTGCTCAAGGGCCTCGTCAATCGCAGCCGTGGCGGGGTCCGCCTGCCGACCCTGCACCTCGCCGAGGCGCGCTAGGGCATTCACCGCGTCCGCGAAGCGCGCTCGCTTGGTGCGCCGTAGTTCCCTTGTCTGGCGCGCATGGTCCGCGCGCCACAGCACGATCGTGAGGGCCGTTGGAAGAACCCCGACCGCAAGAGTGACCCAATCGAACCAGCCCGGGTCTGCGGCAGCGAGGCACATGGCCGCAACACTACCCAGGTAGGGGCGTCTGGATCGCTACGACCTCCCCCTAGGGAGGCTCCACCGGCAGCTTTCTATCCCCCCCCGGCGGTCGCACCCCATCGCGTGCGCGCGTGTGCGCGCGTAGGACGGCCTGTTTCCCACCCCCGGAGGTACACATGCCCACGAAGGCTGAAAGGGCCGAGAAGGACCGGAAGGCGCTCGAACTGAGGCGCGCCGGTGTCGCCGTCCCCCGCATCCAGTCGCAGCTCGGCTTCTCATCGCGTGAGGCGACGGAGGCCGCGCTCGGCCGCGCGCTCGAAGCGCAGGGCACCGCGACCGACCCCGCCCTGGTGCGGGCGCTGGAGCTTGACCGGCTCGACCGGCTGCAGCAGGGCCTCTGGGCGGCCGCGGCTGCCGGGGACGTGCACGCGGTCGACCGGGTGCAGAAGCTCGCCGAGATGCGGGTCCGCCTCGCCGGTATCGCCGCGCGCGGTGAGTCGGTGATGACGGACGCCTTCGACGCGACCGTCGCCTCGCTCCCGACCGCGCCGGAGGACACGTCGATCATCGCGTCCGGCCGCCGGATCGCGGAGCGCATCGACACCGCGGCCGCGTCCGGCGACCAGCTAGCCGAGACGAAGGCGCTCTACCTCCTCCCCCACCTCATGAACATCCTGCGCGAGCTGGGCGCGACCCCGGCCGCCCGGGCTGAGATGAAGGCGCAGGCACCAAGTGGCAACAACGACAAGCGCGCGAAGCTCTCAGCGCTCCGCGGCGGGAAGCAAGAGGCGGGCTAGCCGAGGACCCGGAGCCGCGTACAAGAAGGCCGTCGGCGGGCCGACCCGCGCCGAGTCGTTCAAGCGCCGGGTCGGCTGCACCGAGCCGCGGGTCTACACCCCGCCGAAGCGGCAGCTCACCCCGGAGACGACCAAGGGCTTCGAGGCGATCGAGTTCGCCGAGGAAATCCTCGAAATCAACCTGCTGCCGTGGCAGCGCTGGCTCCTGCTGCACGCCCTGGAGCTGAACGAGGACGGCACCTACCGGTTCAAGACCGTCGTGCTCCTCGTCGCCCGCCAGAACGGCAAGTCCACGCTCATGCAGGTGCTCACCCTGTGGCGCATGTACGCCGAGGGCGCGCCGCTGGTCATCGGCACCGCACAGTCGCTCGACATCGCCGAGGAGCAGTGGCTCGGCGCGGTCGAGCTGGCCGAGGACATTCCCGAGCTGGCCGAGCACATCGAGCACGTCGACAAGACGAACGGGAAGAAGGCACTCCGCCTGACCACGGGCGAGCGCTACAAGGTCGCGGCGGCATCCCGCAAGGGCGGCCGCGGTCTGTCCGGCGACCTCGTCCTCCTGGACGAGCTGCGCGAGCACCAGAACTGGCAGGCGTGGTCGGCGGTCACGAAGACGACGATGGCTCGCCGCATGGCTCAGATATGGGCCGCTTCGAACGCGGGCGACCTCGCGTCCGTCGTCCTCCGCCACCTCCGGTCGCTGGCGCACCGCGCGCTCGGCTACCCGGACGGCGAAGACGGCATGGTCGAGCTGCCCCCGGTCGACGACGAGGACGACCCCGACGATTCGCTCGGGATCTTCGAGTGGTCGGCGGGGCCGGAGCGCACCGTGCGCGACCGCGAGGGCTACTGCGAGGCGAACCCGTCGCTGGGCTACACCGTCGACATTCGCTCGATCACCGCGGCCGCGTCCACGGACCCCGAGTGGGTGTTCCGCACGGAGGTGTTGTGCCAGTTCGTGTCGATGATCGGCACCGGCCCGTTCCCCGCTGGGGCGTGGGCGCTGTCGCTCGACACCAAGGAGGACCGCCGCGAGCGCGGCGTCGTCCGAGACGTCACCCGCCCGGCTTGCTACGGCATCGACATGACGCACGACCGCTCGACGGTCCACGTCGCGATCGCGTTCTGGGACACCGAGGGCCGGATGCGCGTCGAGCTGGCAGCGCAGCGGCCCGGGTCCGACTGGCTCATCCCGTGGCTCAAGTCGCCTGACCGGAAGGTCAAGCCGCACCACATCGCCCTGCAGGCATCCGGCGCGCCTATCGGCTCGCTGCTCCAGGCGATGCAGGACGCCGACCTCGACCCGTACGAGTGGGGCGGCCAGCAGCTCGCGGGCTGGCACGGCCTGTTCTTCGACCTCATCTCCTCGGCCGTCGCCGAGGAGAACCCCGAGGTCAAGCTCACGCACGGCGAGCAGCCGCTCCTCGACGTCGCCGCCGGTTCCGCCGCGGTGAAGAACCTCGGCGACGGCTGGGCAATCGACCGGAAGGCGTCGCCCGCGAACGCATCACCGCTGGTGGCCGCGATCGCGGCCGTCGGCCTACTCACCACCAATCCAGCGCCGTCCTTCGAGTCGGCATACGAGCACGGGGGGCTGCTGGTCCTCGATTAGAGAGAGGGGTCCACATGGGAGTCCGTGAGGCCGTATCGGCGCTGCTGGGTAACCGCGGCAATCTGACGATCGACTGGCTCGGCCCGACGTTCCGCGACATGGTGCTCGGGCTGACCCCCGAGGAGCTGTACCGCACGCAGCCGCACCTCCGCACCGTCATTTCGTTCGTCGCCCGCAACATCGCGCACCTGGGCCTCAAGGCCTACTCGCGATCGGCCGACAACGACCGCCGGAAGCTGAACGACGACCCGCTCGCGCTGCTGCTCAAGCGACCGAACCCGACGATGACGCTGTTCGAGGTCATGGAGGCGCTGGCGTCCGATATGGCGCTGTACGACGTCGCGTATTGGTTCCTCTACGAGAGCAGCGAGGCACCGTCCGGCTGGGTGCTCCAGCCGATCCCGGCCGCGTGGGTCACCGGCCGAAAGGGCGGTAACGCCTTCTCCACCGAGAAGTACGAGGTCACCAGCCCCGACGGGACGCAGGCGGATATCCCCGCCGAGTCGATGCTCGTCTTCCACGGCTGGAACCCCGGCATCCCCCAGGAGGGCACGGCACCCGTCGAGACGCTCAAGCAGATCCTTTCCGAGCAGGTGCAGGCGTGGTCGTACCGCGAGCAGATCTGGCAGCGCGGCGGCCGCGTCGGCGCATATATCACCCGCCCGAAGGAGTCGAACTGGTCCGACGCCGCGCGTGAGCGCTTCGCGAAGGACTGGAAGGACCGCTGGACCGGCAGGGACGGAAAGAAGGCGGGCGGCACGCCGATCCTCGAGGACGGCATGGAGCTAAAGCGCCTCGGATTCGGCGCGCGCGAGGAGGAGTGGGTCGAGGTCGCGAAGGTCGCACTCTCGACCGTCGCCGGGGTCTACCACGTCAACCCGGTCATGGTCGGCGTGCTCGACAACGCGAACTTCTCCAACACCAAGGAGTTCCGCAAGATGCTCTACTCCGAGACGCTCGGGCCTCAGCTCGCGCGGATCGAGGACCGCATCAACGCCTTCCTGGTCCCGCGCGTCGCCGCCGACCCGGAGGCGTACGTCGAGTTCAACATCGAGGAGAAGCTGCAGGGCGACTTCGAGGAGCAGGCCGCGATCCTGTCGACCTCGACGGGTGCGCCGTGGATGACCCGCAACGAGGCCCGCGCGCTGCGCAACCTCCCCGCGATCGACGACGGCGACACGCTCGTCGTGCCGCTGAACGTCCTCGCGGGCGGGCAGGCGTCGCCGCGCGACTCAGCTCCCAAGCGGCTCGCCGACATCGGAGAGCTTCGCGTGATCGAGGGCGGGCGGAAAAGCGCGCCGGTCGCGATACGGGCGAAGGAGCAGGCCCCACAGACCTACGCCGAGAAGGCGGAGGAGGTCGTCGGGGCGTTTTTCGAGCGGCAGGGCCGCGCGGTGCTGTCCCGACTCGGGTCGAAGGACCCCGAGTGGTGGGACGCGGACCGGTGGAACCGGGAGCTGTCCGACGACCTCCTTGCGCTCGCGCTGAGCACCACCCCGGCAGTCGCGAAGGCCGCCCTGGAGAAGGTGGGCCTCGGCGAGGACGACTACGACCTCGCGCGGACGCAGGCGTTCCTCCGCGAGGTCGCCAACGCCCGCGCCGATGCGATCAACGCGGCCACCCGCGACCAGCTCAAGGCGATCGTCGACGGCGAAGGCCCCGAGGGGGTCACCGACCCGGCGCACGTCTTCGAGGACGTCAAGGAGTCGCGGGTGTCGACCATCGCGGCGACGTTCGTGACCACCCTCGCGGCATTCGCCACCACCGAGGCGGTCAAGCAGAACGGCGGCGGGACGAAGACCTGGCTCACCACGTCAGGCAACCCGCGGCCTCAGCACGCGGCCATGGACGGCGAAACCGTCGGCATCGATGAGCCGTTCAGCAACGGAGCCAAGTGGCCGGGCGACCCGGTGCTCGGCGTGGACGGCGTCGCGGGATGCACCTGCGACGTCGAAGTGACCTTCGGCTGAAAGGAGCCGCCATGAAGATCAAGTCCCTGCCGGTCAAGTTCAAGACCGACGGGCTGGCCGAGGGGCAGGCGATCGTCTACCCCTCCACGTTCACCCGCACCCCGGATGCCTACGGCGACGTCGTCGCCAAGGGAGCGTTCGCGGCGGGGATCGCCCACCGCAAGGAGAACGGCATCGTCCTCCCCGGGCTGTACGGGCACCGGCTGGACGACCCCGACTTCTTCGTCGCATCCGCGATCGAGGAGGACGAGGACGAGCACGGCTGGAAGGTCCTCACCGAGTTCGACATGGAGTCGCCGAAGGGCGCGCAGGTCTACCGGCTCGTGAAGTCCGGCCGCCTCCGGGAGCTGTCGTTCGCGTACGACGTGCTCGACGGCGGCCTGGTGAAGCTCGACGACGGAACGGACGCCTACGAGCTGCGCAAGCTCGACGTCTTCGAGTTCTCGTTCGTGCCCGTCGGCGCGAACCGCGACACCTCCGTCGTCGCCGTCAAGTCCGCTGTCGACGCACTCGTCGGCGGCGTCAAAGCAGGCCGTGTGCTCTCGGCCAAGAACGAGGAGGCCCTGCAGGGCGCGCTCGACGCGCTCGGCGACGTCTCCTCGTCGATCAAGAGCGTCCTGTCGCAGATCGCGGCAGGAGATGACCCGGTCAAGACCGGCGGTCAAACCGATGTCAAGGACGAGGGCGCTACCGGTGTCAAGTCCGAGGGCAGCGGTGTCAGCCCGTCCCGTCTCGCGCTGGCGAATCACCTCATCGCTCAGACGTACTGACACGTCCGAGCCCCACTATGCGGCCCCGAGGGGGGCCGAGATTGGAGGAGGTTCGATGAACCTCAAGGCACAGCTCGCCGAGCTGCAGAAGTCGATGCGGGATATCGTCGCGGGCGCGAAGGCGTCCGGGCGCGACCTCACCGACGACGAGATGACCGACCTCGAAACGAAGTCGGAGAAGGCGACCGAACTGAAGGCCAAGATCGAGCGCGCGGAGAAGTCCGAAGCGCTCATGGCATCGATCGGCGGGCTGCCCGAAGACAGCGAGCCGACCGGCCCCGCCAAGGCGTCGGAGCAGGGCCGCGCGAAGTCGCTCGGCGACCACTTCGTGAAGCACCTGGGCGACCGCAGCCTCAAGACCCCGGGCACCATCCACGTGCCCGAGTTCAAGGCCGCAACCGACGTTCAGGCGCACGGCGGCGACGAGGGGGCCTACGGCCCGATCCTCACCGACGTCGACCGCTCGTTCGTGCTGCCCAAGCGCGAGCGCCTGGTCGTCGAGGATCTTCTCGGTGACGGTTCCGTCTCCGGCACGGCGATCACTTACCCGGTGTTCGGTGCGCTCGAAGGCGGCACCGACATGGTCGGCGAGGGCGGCCAGAAGCCGCAGATGCACGTCGGCGATCCGACCTGGCGCACCGACGCCCTGAGCGAGGTCGCGGGCTGGTTCACCATGACCGACGACATGGCTGAGGACCTGGCCTATGTCGTGTCGGAGATCAACTCGACGGCGATCTACGACCTGCAGTCGCGCTCGGAGTCGGCGATCCTCTCCGGCGACGGCACCGGCAACAACCTGCTGGGCCTGCGCAACCGCTCGGGCGTGCAGACCCACGGCCGCGCCGCGGGCGTCTCCAAGGCCGACGTTCTCTTCCAGGCGATGCGGAAGGTGCAGACCGCGTCCGGCTTCACGGCCGACGCGATCCTCATCAACCCGCTCGACTACGAGGAGCTGCGCCTCGGCAAGGACGGCAACGGCCAGTACTTCGGCGGCGGCTACTTCGCCGGTGAGTACGGCCAGGGCGGCATCGTCCTGGAGCGCCCGATCTGGGGCCTGCGCACCGTCGTGAGCCTGGCCGCGCCGCAGGGTGAGCCGCTGGTCGGCGCGTACCGTCCGGCCGCAAAGGTGTTCCGCAAGGGCGGCATCCGCGTCGAGTCGACCAACTCGCACTCGGACGACTTCACCAACGACCGGATCACCGTGCGCGTCAAGCGCCGCCTCGGTCTGCAGGTCAAGTACCCGGCGGCCTTCGTCAAGGTCGACCTGTCCGACCCGGCGTAAGCCACCCCGACCCGGCCCTGGGCTTCGCGCCTGGGGCCGGGTCCCCAACCCTGAGAGGAGTTCCCCATGAAGATCTACAACGTCGACATCGGCGGCGTCCCCCACACGATGCAGCTCGACGACCGCGAGGCCGCTCGCCTGTCCAAGTCGCACACCGTGGCTGAGGCGAAGCTCACGAAGAAGGCCGCGGCCAAGCCCGCGAACAAGGCCGCCCCGAAGCCTGCGAACAAGGCCGCCCCGAAGGCGAAGACCAAGGAGGAGCCGCCCGCTCCCCCCGCCGACGACGCGGCCGACGACAACCCCGACGACGCGGCCGACGACAGCGCCGACGACAACCCCGACGACGCCGCCCCCGAGGACGGCGACGACTCCGACTCCGACTCCGACTGGTGAGGTGATCCGCGTGCCTGAGACCCCCGACGCCCCGTTCGCAACCGCCGCGCTCATGGAGTCGCGGTCCCAGGGCGCGATCACCGCGGCAACGCACCCGTTCCTCGAACAGGAGCTGGCCGCAGCCAGCCGCGCAATCCGCGACTTCTGTCGCTGGCACGTCGCGCCCGCGCGCCAGGTCACGTACCGGCGCGCGGGCCGCCTGGCCGACGACGTCTGGCTGCCCGCGATGGAGGTCGCGTCGATCGACGCGGTGACCATCGACGGGCGCGAGTGGACCGACGAGAAGGTCGCCGACGTCGAGTTCGACCCGCTGACCGGCTGGACGGACCTGTGTGGCCGCAGCGTGGCCGTGACCTACACCGCAGGCTTCGACCCGATCCCGGAGAGCATCGTCGCCGCGACGCTGGAGCTGGCCGCGCTCGGCCTCGGAACCTCGCTCGGGCAGACGCGCGAGCAGGCAGGGTCCGTGTCCGTGACCTACGACCGGCTCGGCGGCGGCATCGACGAAGCGTCCCCGACCGGGCAGGCGCTCATCGCCTACCGGATCGGACGGCTGCCGTGATCGGCGGCCGCGTCGCCCGGCACGAAATCGTCCGCGTGCGCGCACCGCTCGTCGACGACGGCCGCGGCAACCGCACCCGCGACTGGGCGGCCGCCACGGAGACGCCCCTGGCGGGCTGGGCCGTGGACGCCGGGACCGGCGAGGAGGACACCGTCAATCGCGACGGAGCCTCCATCGCGTACACGATCCGCGGCCCCCTCAACGCCGACTTGGCTCCCACAGACCGCGTACGCCTGTTCGGCGGCCTCTACGAGGTCGACGGGGGTATCGGCCGCCAGCCCGGCATTTCGACCGCCACATCGAATTGTGTGGCTCAACTGACCGCCTGGGAGGGGTAATGGCTCAGAAAATCCGCATCAAGATCAACTCGCCCGGCATCGTCCAGGTACTCAAGTCCTCCGGCGTGTCGGCCGACCTCACCCGCCGCGGGGAGGCGATCGCCCGCGCCGCCGGACCCGGCTTCGAGGCAGAGACGACCGAGAACCGCGACCGCGCGGTCGTGTTCGTCACCGCCGACACCACCGAGGCGCGCATCGCCGAGGCCGAGGACCGCGCCCTCACCCGCGCGGTCAACGCCGGGAGGTAGCCGTGGCCGAAGTGCTCGTCCCCGCCGACGACGAGGTCGCTGTCGTCGCTGAGCTGAACGCCCGGATGGACGCCCCCGCGGGCACTCGCATCCCGCTCCCGCGGCCGCCGGAGTTCGTGCGTGTTGTCAGCGCGGGCGGTGTCGAGCGCGACCTCGTCTCGGACACCTTCACCCTCGCGGTCGAGGGCTTCGCCGCGACCGAGACGGCCGCGCAGCGCCTCTGCGCGTTCGCGATCGCCTACCTGCAGTCCGCCGGGCGGTCCGGCATCCTCGGCGGGATCACCTGCTACGGCGTCGGCGTGACTGCGCTGCCCGCAAACCTCCCCATGCCGTCCGTGCCGGACAGATACCGGTTCACGGCCACCATCACCGTCTCCCTCCGCCGGGCGTCGGTGTAGTTCCCGCACACGGCGGTCCCCGCCCTGGGGGCCGCTGCTTCGTCACGCCTGAAAGGGGCACCACGCATGAGTGTGAACAACCAGAACGTCTTTGTTGGCGCGCCGGACCAGGCGACCACCGGGGCGATCCTCACCGGCCCGGAGACGGACGCCGTACCCGACACGATCGACGACTTCGACTTCGCCAGCCTGAACGACTCCGGCTATGTCAACGAGGACGGCGTGACCATCACGCCCTCGGAGACGACCGAGACGATTCGCGACTGGGCGCTGCAGGTCGTGCGCCGCATCCTCACCGAGTTCGACGGCACGATCGCGTGGACGCACCTGGAGCTGTCCCGCGGCGCGCTCGAAACCTACATGGGTGACGAGCAGGTCGAGGTGACGGAGGCGACCGTCGACCACGGCACGCAGATGAAGGCCGCGATCGCGGGCAAGCTGCGCCCCGTCAAGGCCTGGTACTTCAAGGTCAAGGACGGCGAACGCCGCATCGTCGTGTTCGTCCCGCACGGGCAGGTGACCGAGCGCGGCGAGATTCCGCTGACCGCCTCGGGCGCGGTCACCCTCCCGGTGACGCTCTCGACCACGCCGGACGCCGCCGGTAACTCGATCTACATCTTCACCGACGACGGCGTCGTCGCTGGCGCTCCCGAGTAAGCGCCGATCAAGACCAACGGGCGAGGCCGCGGGGAACCGGCCTCGCCCGTTGCTGTTCCCACCCGTTCCCCACGCCCACAGACAACGGAGGTTCCCCGATGGGTTATCAGGTTCCCGACTGGAAGAAGTCGATCGACCAGAACAAGTTTGACGTCACCACGGACGACGGGCGGGTGTTCGCCATGCCGAAGGCGGAGTACCTGACCGGCCGACAGGTGCAGCGGTTCCAGCAGGCAGATGAGGTCGAGGGCGGCATCTACACCGTGCTCGACGAGGTCGCGCCCGGGCTGGGCGAGGCGATGCTCGACGTCCCGGTCGCGATCGTCAAGGAGATGGTCAAGGACTGGCAGCAGGACTCGGGGATCACCCTGGGGGAATCTTCGGCCTCTGCGACCTCCTGAACAAGCACGCGGAGGCCGTAGAGGCCGACCTGCTTGAGCGCGGGTGGCGGCTCTCCGACGTCGGGAGCCGCTACTCGTGGCGGGACTTGCTCGTGATGGTCCGCGCGTTCCAGCGCGACCCGAGCACCGCGACGTCGCGCGCGGTCCACGGCGAGCACTGGTCGATCACCGACCAGCTCCTCGCCGCGATCGTCGACATTCTCCAGTTCGGCAACTGGCAGCGGGCGGGCAAGAAGCACGCCCCCAAGCCCAAGCGCCTCCCGCGTCCGTGGGAGAAGGCGCGCGGGCGGCAGTTGGGCAGCAAGCCCATCCCCATCAGCAAGTTCGACGCCTGGTGGGAGTCCAAACGGAAGTCCAAGAAGAAGCGGGGGTGAGCCATGTCCGGCGTTGAGCTGGCTACAGGGTGGGTGCGTCTGGTGCCCACGATGGACGGCGCTACCGACAGCATCGTCAAGGCGCTCGCGCCGGGCACAAAGGCCGCCGAGGAGGAGGGCGGGAAGGCCGGAAGCCGCTACTCCAAGAAGATGAAGGCCGCCGTCGGCGGCGCGGCGATCGGCACGGCCATTACGGGCGCGTTCGCGGGCCTGTACTCGATCGGTAACACCTTCGACGGCGTCACCGACACCATCCGCACCGGCACGGGCGCGTCCGGCGACGCGCTCAAGGGCCTCGCCGACGTCGCCAAGGGCGTCGGTAAGCAGGTCCCAGTCGACTTCGACTCCGCGGCCGCGTCCGTCGCCGCGCTGAACACCGCGACCGGCGAGACGGGACCCGGCCTCGAGAAGCTGTCCACGCAGGTGCTCGAAGCGTCGCGCCTCCTCGGCGAGGACGGCGTGCAGAACGCCGAAGCGTACGGCAAGGCCCTGAATCAGTGGGGCGTGGACGCCGACACCGGCGCGGACGCGCTCGACGGGCTGTTCAAGGTCACGCAGGACTACGGCATCTCGCTTAGCGGGCTGACCGGCCACCTGAACACCTACGGCTCCGTGCTGCAAAACGCGGGCTTCTCGATGGAGGAGTCGGCGGTGCTGTTCGGGTCGCTGGAGAAGGGCGGCATCAGCGTCTCGCGCGTCATGCCCGGCCTGAACAAGTCGTTCCGCGACTGGGCCTCCGAGGGCAAGGACGTGCAAGCGGAGCTGTCCGCGACCGTCGACCAGATCGCCAGCGCCGAGTCGAGCACGAAGGCCCTCGCGATCGCGACGGACGTCTTCGGTGCCGAGGGCGCGCAGCGCATGACGACCGCGATCCGTAACGGCACGTTCGCGCTCGACGACCTCGACGGTGCCCTCGCGGGCACCTCGGGGCTGATCCAGCAGACCGGCGAGGAGCAGATGAGCTTCTCGGAGCGGTGGCAGCAGACGATGAATACCGCGATGGTGGCTATCGAGCCGCTCGCGACGTCGATCTTCGCCGCGCTCTCCGACGGGCTGGAAGCGGCCATGCCGACGCTCACGGCGCTCGGCGAGTGGGTCGGCCAGAACGTCGAGGTCATCGGCGTCATGGCCGGAGTCATCGGCGTGACCCTCGTGGCGGCCTTCGTTGCCTGGACGGCGTCGATCTGGGCCTCCACCGTGGCGCTGCTCGCGAACCCCGTTACCTGGATCATCCTCGCGATCGTCGCGCTGATCGCGGCCGTCGTCGCGCTCGTCATGAACTGGGACCAGGTCGTCGCGTTCGTCACCGAAATCTGGGGCGGCTTCATCAACTGGCTGTGGGGCCTCACCGAGGGCTTCGTCGGCTGGTGGAACGGCATCTGGGCCGCAGTCGGCGCGTTCTTCGCTGGCCTGTGGCAGGGCATCGTCGACGGCACGCAGGCGGCCTGGGCCGCGTTCGCGAACTGGCTCATGGCCGTGGTGGCCGCGCTGGTGTCCTGGTGGAACGGTATCTGGGCCGGGGTCGGCGACTTCTTCGCCGGACTCTGGCAGGCAATCGTCGCGGGCGTGACCGGGCACATCAACATGGTCCGGTCCGTCGTGATGAGCGTCGTCGGCGCGATCGTCTCCTGGTGGCGCGGCGTGTGGAACGGGGTCAGCTCGTTCTTCTCCGGCATCTGGGACGGCATCGTCGGCACGGTCCGGCGGGTCGGCTCGGTGTTCGGGTCCGTGTTCTCCGGCATCCGCCGCGCGATCGGAAACGCGTTCTCCGGCGTCGTCGGCATCGTCAAGGCCCCCATCAACGGGATCATCGGCCTCGTCAACGGCGCGATTCGCGGGCTGAACAGCCTCAGCGTGTCCATTCCCGACTGGGTGCCCGTCGTGGGCGGCCAGACGTGGGGGCTGTCGCTGCCGAGCATCCCGCACCTCGCGCAGGGCGCAACCATCCTCCCCCGCGATGGCGGCACGCTCGCCGTCCTCGCCGAGGCAGGGCGGCCCGAGTCGGTCGTCGACACGGGCCTCATGAACCGCGCCCTGGAGGAGGGCCTGAGCGGCGACAACGACGGCGGCCGCGAAGGCCTCATCGTGCAAGGCCCGCTCGTGCAGGTCGAGTCGATGGTCGTCGATTCCGACGAGCGCGTCGACGAGGTCGCACAGGCGCTCTACGAGCGCGCGGAGCGCTCCGAGCGCGCGAAGGGCAACGTCAACCTGGAAGGAGCCGTGGACGAATGAGCTTCACCTTCGGACCGTTCGACTCCGACTCGGTCGGCGCGATTGCCACGCTGCGCGAGTTCCCATCCATCGACGGCCTCCAGCTCGAAACGCTGGAGGCCGTCGGGACGGACGGGCAGATACTCGGCGGCACCACCCGCTCGTCGGCCCGCTACGTGTTCGACACCATCGTGTCGGGCGCGACGCCTGAGGAAGCGGCCGCGCGCCGTGACGCTCTCGCGCTCGCGGTCGACCCCCGTCGCGGGGAGAAGGCGCTGACGTTCGACGCCGCGCCCGGCTGGCAGTGGCAGGCGATCCTCTCGTCGTCGATCCGCTGGTCCCGCATGACGTGGGATACCGGCGTCGGCTTCAAGTTCCGCGCCGACGTCGCCTTCGACGCGCTCGGCGCATACGGCCGCCTCGTGAACGACGAGACGTGGCCGTACGCGACACCCGGTAACCGGGTCGTCACGCGCGCCGAGGGCAACGCGGGCAGCTACCCGGCCGTGGAGGTCGAGGGAACGCTCACCGACGAGGAGACAGTCACCGTCGAGGTCGGCGGGGTCGAGGTCACCGTGACCGGCCCACTGAACCCCGGCGAGGTGCTGCGCCTGGACTGGGACGCTTTCGACTTCGGCCGCTGGAACGGCGCGACCAAGATCGCGTCCGTCGTCCGCAGCATGTCGACGCTGGACCGGCCCGAGCTGTGGCCGTCCGAGCCGTCGCCGTTCAACACCGCGACCACCGGCTCGCTCACGCGAACCGAGCTGTTCGCCAACTCAAGGAGGCAGTGACCTATGGCCTGGGACGACCGTCTGTCGTGGAGCGGTGAGACGCCGCTCGACTACCCGCACCTGAACCCCGTCGCGGCGCTCCGTCTCGACGGCGGCGACCTCGTCGCCGGGGAGTGGTCCGACGCGGTCGACCCGGAGAACACCTGGACGGTCGCCCCGTGGGCCGGATCGAATCACGCGGTCGCTCCCGGCCCGTGGGGGACGATGCTCGGCCTGAACGTCGACGACCCCGCCACCGAACAGGGCGTGCTCACGATGCCCTACTTCGATGGGCTGTGGCCGTCCTCGGGAAAGCTCCTCATGGGCCTGTGGGTGCGTCAGTCGTACACGATGACGTTCAACCCGCTCATGAACACCCGCTCGGGCGTGCCGGTCGCCTACCTGTCGACCTACACGACCGGGCGGCTCCGGCACGACATCTACGGGTCCGGCGGCAGCGCGGTCCTGTCCGGCCAGTACGAGGATTCCCCGTGGGGCGCGACGACGGACTGGCAGTGGGTTGCCGTGCTCGTCGACTTCGACGCGCAGACGTCGCAGATCGCTGCCGTGTCGGCACCGGACCACGCCGCGTTCCTCGCGCCGGTCCGGTCGCTGTCCGGCACTCCGAACACCGCGTGCACCGCCCCGCTGGAGGTGTTCGCCCTGCCCCACGCGGGCTACTACTCCGGCGGCAACCTCGACGAGGTGTTCGTCGCCCACCCGGGCGATGACTTCGACTTCGCCGAGTACGTCGAGGCCGTGCGGCTGGGCACCTGGGCGCGCGGCGCGGATGAGGATTCCGCACCGCTGCTCGCGGTCGCCGACGACGCGGTCAACGCCGTCGATGCCGACACCCTCCACACGGGGGCCGAGGTCGTGTCCTGGACCGAGCGCCCGGAATCGTCGATCGATGGGGCCGTGCCCTACTGGTCGGCCGATGACGGCGACACCTGGTCGACCGGCACCCTGCCCGCGACCTTCACCGGCCTGCTGCGCTGGGACGTGCCGCTCACAGCCGGGGACGTGTTCACCGGCCTGGAGCTGCTGCCGCCCCCGCCGACGGTCGACGCGATCGCCGACCAGGCGGTGCTGCAACGCTCCGAGATTGACGTGCCCCTCAGCGGCTCGTGGACGGACCCGGTCACCTGGTCGGTCGCAGCCGAGGGGGTCGGTGCCGAGGTCGACGGGTCCACGCTGACCATTTCGACCGGCTGGGCGTCCGGCGATATCGACGTCGTCGTGACCGTCCGGGACCAGTGGGACCGGATCGCGTCGTCGTCGTTCACGCTGAGCGTCACGCCGCAGCCGTGGTCCCCGCCCCCGCCGCCGCAGTACCCGCGCACGCCGATCATCGTCGGCGACGAGGGCGACGCCGAGGCGATCATCGACCCGCTCACCGCGGCGGTGGTCAAGGAGGTCAACGGCGAGCACACGCTCACCTTCTCCGTTCCCGTGCGGCACCCTCGCTCCGGGTCGGTCCGCAATGAGCGGCTGGTCGAGCAGGCAGACGACGCATACCGTGTGCGCCGCGTGACCACCCAGCGCCAGCGGGGGACGCCGGTCCTCGACGTCTACTGCGAAGCGCTGTTCTACGACCTCGCCTATGCCGGTCAGCTCGACGCGCGCGAGTTCCTGCAGACCCCCGCCGGGTCGGCGATGGAGGAAGCGCTGGACGGCACCGGCTGGACGCTCGGGGCCGTCAACGTCACCACCCGCCGGACCTACTCGGCTGAGGAGCAGAACCCGCTCGCGCGGCTGCGCCTCATCCAGCAGCAGCACGGCGGCGACCTCCTGTTCGACAACCGGGCGCGCACCGTCTCGCTGGTCGTCCAGTCCGGCCGGGACAACGGCGTGGCGTTCACCTACGGGCGCGGCCTGTCCGGCTCCAAGCGGGTGTCCGACACGACGTCGCTGGTCACGCGCATCTATGCCCGCAACGCCGACGGCGTCACCATCGCCGACGTCAACGGCGGCCTGCCGTACGTCGAGGACTACACCTGGACGGACGAGACGCGCACGGCGGTCTACGACTTCGCGTCCGGCGTCTCGCCGTTCACGATGCTGTCGACCACGCAGGCGACGCTCGCGAAGCGCTCCAAGCCTGCGTTCTCGTACGAGTTCACCGTCGCGGACCTGTCGCACTTCACCGGCCAGGCCGTCGACGGCTTCGACGTCGGCGACCTCGTCACCGTTGTCGACGCGGAGCTGGGTATCCGCGAGGCGCAGCGCATCCTCAAGGTCGAGCACGACGTCGCCCGGCCCTGGGCGTCGAAGATCACCCTGTCGGGAAAGCTCCGCGAGCTGGGATCGCGCGCGGCCGCGGAAGCGTCCGCGTTCACCACCGGGGCGTCGTTCTCCGCGTTCGACCTGGTGCCCTACAACCTGCTCCGCAACGGCCGGTTCGACAACCTGCTCGCCCACTGGGCGTCGTCGGGCGTCTCCGTCGTTGACGGCGAGGGAACGGGCGACTACGCGGTCCGCTTCGAGGGGTCGGGGGTCCGCTGGATCGAGCAGACCGTCCAGCCGGACAACCGCGACGCCTACGCGCTGTCGATGAACGTCTCATCGGGCACCGCTGGCGTCGTGCCCAACCTCAAGGCGATCGCGACCGTGCAGTACGAGGACGGCACCACCGACACGATCCCGATCGACCTGGCCTGAGGAGGTCCGATGAACGGCAAGCTGTCCGTCTCCAAGCGGGTCGCCCGGATCACGCTCCGCATCGAAGTCACCGACCCGGCTGCAGCCGTGGACGTCACTGACGTCATGCTGCAGCCGGGCGGCTCGGCGTCCGGCTGGCTCCCTCACGTGTCGGAGCTGCCCTGGTCGGCGGGCGTCTCGTGAGGGTCACCGCGAAGGTCCCGGCGCTCCTCGGGCGGGTCGAGAGCATCACCCTGCAGGTGCGGTGCGAAGACCTCCCCCCGGGTACGGCCGTGGACGTCACCGACGTCATGCTGCAGCCCGGCGACGAACCCTCCGGGGTCGCGCCGCACCCCTCCGACATCGGCTCCGGCGTCGGCGCGCGCCAGTACCGCAACGGCGTGGTGACCCGACCCGACCAGATCATCGCGCTCGGCAACCCCGACGCCGCGTCCCCCGCCCGTATCACCGTCCGCGCCGACGGAACCGTCCGCGTGGGCGGCTTCCGCTTCGGGCACGTATCCGGCTCCGCCGTCGCCGACGGCGAGGCAGGAACCGCGACCCAGGGCTGGGGCCGCGTCCCCACCGTCACGGAACGTTCCGACCTGAACGCCCGCGTCGACATCACCAACCCCGCTCACGTCACCGTCGAGTGGACAGACCGACTCTAGGAGGCCACCGTGCGCGTATGGGTGTGGGTAGGGCATATCTGGACCGACCGAGTCCGCGCCGCGCTGGAGCACTACGGCGACCGCATCACCGACGTCTCGATCTTCGGCTGGTTCGTCGACGCCGACGGCGAGGTGTCGCTCACGTTCGACCCGGACCTGCTGCAGCCGTACCGGGAGAAGTGGCCGCACCTGCGCTTCTGGCTCGCGTTCCGCAACGACGGCAACGCCGCGATCTTCCAGTCGCTGCTCGATCACCGCTCCGCACGGGACCGGCTCATCGACGGCCTGGACGCCGCGCTGGTCGCGTACCCGTGGCTCCACGGGATCGATATCGACCTGGAGCGCGGCGGCGGCTCACAGAACGCCCTCCCCGCCGAATCACTGTTCCGGCGCATCACGCGCCTCGCGCACGACCACGGGAAGGAGTGCGCGGCCGCGCTCCCCCCGCTGACCGCGACCGGCTCCGTCGGCGGCGAGGACTGGGTGCGCTACAAGCAGCTCGGGCAGATCCTCGACCACATGGCGATCATGTCCTACGACTTCGCCTGGTCCGGCTCCGCGCCCGGGCCTGTGTCGCCGGGCTTCTGGATGGAAGACGTCTATGACTGGGTGACCTCGCAGGTGCCCGCCCACAAGCTCCTCATGGGCCTCCCGCTGTACTCGTACTTCTGGGACCTCCACAACTACCCGAGCGCGCTCGGCAACAGCTTCCGTGGCGCGTCCGGCACCTACTACGCCGCCTGGCAGTACTTCACCGGCTACCGGGCGATCGACGGCACCGACGCGAACCCCGACGGGTCCGGAAAGCACCGCCGCATCGGCTGGCTGGCTTTCCGCGAGCCGGACAGCGCTTCGGCGTGGGGCTTCCTCGGCGTCTACGACTGGCGGCACGCGCCGGACTGGGACGAGGGGTCAGCGACCGGCATCCGCGCCGAAACGTACGACGGCCGCCCCTACGCGGTCCGATACGGTGCCCCATCCGGCGACCCCTACTGGTCGGTGGCCGACAACTCGGGGATGGACACCGGCGCGGACTACACGCTCACGCCGCGGCGCGTCCGCGACGTCGACGGGGACCTCGTCTCGCCCAAGGTCGGCTTCACGCTCACGACCGAGCTGCTCAAGCGCTACCCGGTAGCCGCGACGATCCTCGATGACAACGCGAGCACGCCAGGCCAGTTGGAGGCGTTCTACGACGTCGCCGAGGGCGCGTGGTCCCAATGGGAAGACCCGTCGACCGGGTACACGCAGTACCGCGGCAGCGGGCGACTGCACCTCGCGCACGACTTCACCGACGACGCGCTCTATCTGCAGGTCCGCGGCCAGTTCTCCGGCAACGGCTGGGCGGGCGTCGAGATACGCGGCATCGCCGCCGAGGCTCACCCGTCCGGCAAGGTCCGGCTCCGCACCCTGCAGGGCATCCAGGAGGTCACGGTCACGAACCGGCCCGTCGGCGCGGCCGCGGGGACCGGACGCTTCGTGATCGCCCTACGGGTCCGTGAGGGGTCCGCACGGGTCTACTTCGCCCTCAATGACACACGGGAGCTACCCAAGGTCATCGAGGCGTCCGTGACGCCCACAGGGGGCGAAGCGGGCATCGTCGCGCACGGCGGCATGTGGGTGGATCGGGTCTACGTCGGCGACGGCTGGTGGTATCAGCCGCGCGAGGCCGTCCAGGTGGACGTCCACGGTCAGTCCCGCGTCCTCGGACGCATCCCCCGCACGGGCGTCCAGTGGGACAGCCAGAACCGCTTTCGGCCGACCGCCGACGTCGACGAGTCCGAGACACGCACGAGCGGCTACTCGCTCGACTGGGTCTATGACCACTGGATCGACGCGCCGCTCGCGCCGGACCGCGCCGACACCGTCCGCGTCCGCGCGCTCGACCACGACGTCTGGATCGGGCGCGTCCTCGCCGTCGACCGCGACGGAGCCAAGATCGCCTACTGGTCCGACGCCGACACGGTCGCCCACTGGCGCGACCGCGCCCGGCTCGACTACGACGTGTCCGGCATTGCGCTGTGGACGCTCGGCCAGGAGGACATGCGCACCTGGGACCGGCTCGCCGAGGGCGAGCTTCCCGCGCACACAAAAATCCTGAACGCATAGGAGAAGCAACACCCGTGCCCCCCATCACCGGAGCGGTCGTCGTGCCGCTGCCACAGCTCAACCTCACCGAGATCATCGTCGCGCTCATCGCGGCCGCGGGCGGCGCGCTCACGGCCTGGTTCGCGTTCCGCGCCAAGCAGAAGGAGGACACCCAGACGCTCATCAATCAGCTCCAGGAGGAGCGGAGCGGTGAGCGCGAGGAGCGACGCAAGGAGCGCATGCAATTCGCCGAACAGCTCGCCGCGGAGCGATCCGAAATCGCCGCCGAGCGGGCCGAGTGGAAGGCCGAGCGCGAGGAGAACAGCGCCCGAATGGACCGCATGTGGGCCGACAAGTCCGCGTCGCGAAACTACGTCGGCGCGCTCGAACGGCACATCTGGGACGAGAAGCCGCCGCCCCCTCCGGAACCACCGGAGGGCTACATCCCCTGACCGGGAAGACAAGGAGAAATCATGCTGGAAAAGATCACCGCGTGGCTCACCGACGCCCGCCGGAAGAAGCTGCACGCCGCGCTCGGATCGCTCGCGGTCCTGCTGGTGTCGGTCGGCACGATCGACCAGGCGCAGTCGGAAGCGATCGTCGGCCTCGCCGGGTCGGTGCTCGTCGCGCTGCAGGGCATCCTCGGGCTGAGCCTGCTCCGCGCCTCTGAGTTCGCCGAGTGGTTCGGCACCGTCGGCCGTGGCCTGGTGTACGGCCTCGCGGCCGCCGCTGGCCTCGTCGGCGTCGTGTTCGACCTGTTCACGCAGGTGCAGGTCGACCAGTGGCTCGGCATCCTCACGGGTGCTCTGACGGTCGTGTCGTCCTTCCTCGCTGTCGTGAACGTGCAGACCGTTCCGAGCACGGCGAAGGCCTGAGAAAAAGCCGCCCCTCCCCGGGGATGATCCTGGGGAGGGGCGGCTTTTCTGCGTTGCGCGGTCAGTGAGCGGCGCGGACCTTCGCCTCGACCTCGGCCTTCACGAGGGCGAAGGAGCGGTCGCCGATCCGGCGCGCGGCGAGCTTGCCCTCGCCGATCATCTGCCGGACCCGCTGCTGGGTGACCCCGAGCATCGCGGCCGCCTCGGGGGCGCTGAGCAGCTCCGGTATCGGCAGCTCTGCCTCGCGCCGGTCGGCTTCGGCCTCGGTCATCACGTCGAGGCGGATGACCTCGGACTTGTACGCCATGCTGACGGCGGCGATCGCGACGCGGGCGGCCTGGCTGAGCGTGTCGGCGGGGAACGTGATGCGCGCGGTCTGGTAGCCGCGGGCGGTGGTGGCGATCGCGGGTGCGAAGTCCGCGAGTTCGTCCATCACGCGGTCGGTTTCGTCGTCGCCGAGGTCGTCGCGCCGGGCGACCTCCACCTCGGCGGTGTAGTGCTCCATGCTGTCTCCTTCGTATTGTGGGTGCCGGGGACCGGGGCACCTCTTCTGCTCCGGTCCCCTTCGCGTCACTTCGGCCAGACGAACCCCTCGCGTCGGCAGTAGGCGAGCGAGTTCTTCCAGGATCGGCCGTCGCTTGGCGATCCCGCGAACGTCGTGATCCGCCTGCCGTCCTTTCGGACGATGACGTGACCCCGGCTGGTCGTCTCGGTGTCGAAGCCCTGGGCCTCCAGCTCCTTGACGAGCTTCTTGAGTTCTTTGTGCAT